AAGGCATTCGACCCAGCTGATTATGTAGATTTAACAAGCAATCAAACAATTGGCGGCAACAAGACATTCGCTGACAACATCAATCTCACTAGAAGCACAGGAACAGCACCACACTTTATCCAGATCGGTGAAGGTAGAACAGGCGACGGCAATGCATTTATCGATCTTGTTGGAGGAACTACCTACACAGATTATGGATTTAGAATTCTAAGAGCCAGCGAAGGCAATACAAGCCTGTTTCATAGAGGAACAGACTCACTAATAATGAGAACCATTGATGCTGCTGATATACAGTTTCAAACAGATGGCGCTAATAATAGATTGGTTGTCAAATCTGATGGTTTGATTGGTATTGGAACTGGTGCACCCGCTGTTAGTCTTGATATCAGCGCAACTGATGCCATCCGGTTGCCTGTAGGAACAGATGCACAAAGACCAACTGGTGCTGATGGATATATCCGTTATAACTCAACAAATAATGAGTTTGAAGGATATTCAAATAGTTCTTGGGCCGCACTTGGCGGCGGAGGCGGCGCCGGTCTTTTCAAAGGCGAGAATGGTGAAGTTGGATCAGCACCAGGAGATATCTTCCGTGTCAATGAGCAAGTCCTCAATACAGATGTAACCATAGATGCCAACGAGAATGCCAGCGCAGCAGGACCACTTGAAATTGCTACTGGAACTACCATTACTGTAAATGGAAATTTATCCATTGTTTAAGGAGGACATATGAGCACATTACAAATTGGATCACTTCAAGATCTGGACGGAAACAATATGAATGAGAGAGTGCTACTTGACAGCTTCTTCCGGGGAAGTGAAGGGGAATTGAATACTGATTATCTTGGATTTGACATCCAACCATATGATGGTGACTATGATTATCTTGAGATGGAAATTTTTGCCATCAGTGGAGGATTCGGGACCGATATAGAATTCCGTGTAGCAACAAACACTGGTAGCACCCCTACATGGATTACCACAAATGATTACTCTTATATTTCATATGGTGTAAATAACACAGGCGCTTTTTTTGGGACTAATTCAACTGGGGGAGACAGTATTAAAAACAGCATATCTAGCAACACCTCAGGTGATGAAACCTTGAGAACGCTCATCTTCGATCCATATGCAGCGGCACCAACTCACTTTGAGTTTAGTGGCGCCTTGTATTCAAATAGGTTCCGAGCCACTGGCGCCTACAATCCCTCAACCAAGATCACATTCGTATCTTTACATGAGCCCGGCGGTGATTTAACCTCGATAGGCATGTCTCTTTATGGAAGGAACTATTAATGACAACTACCATTGACGATCTTCTTGACGGCAACGGCGAAAGCATATACCGGGACTGGTCCTATGTGGATAGTATTGACTTTGGGTCCCTTCCTGGTAGCACTGTTGGTGATCCCAGAATGCCTGGGTGGGATGGTATTGATGTAATCGAACGGACATTTGGATTCACTCCAAATGAAGAAGACTTAAATCTATTCGAATTCAGAATACTTTGTCTTAACCTACACACAACGGTTGATGCGAGGAGATTCCAACTGGTTCCACTGTCAAGAGGAACTAATGGTCACCGACTTGCCCCTATACTTAATGATGGAAATAAGAGCTGGAGTTATATCGAACTCCAAGCTGATGGAACCCCTGATGTTGATACCCCTGGAGGAAGTGGACAGAACGATGCCATGCTACACCCGGCTGATATTCGAGATGAGGATACAGCAGGTGGATGGAGTGGTGAAATTTATGTGGCCCTAGGAAAATTTTTCGCATTCTCATCAATGGGAGTTCAACTTAATGGGAGTGATAATGTATTTGTCATGCCAAGTGGTGGAGGTAGTCATGTAGCCCTTGCAAATCCCGCTGTGGGATTTGCATTTATGACAGAGAACGACGAGACTATTACAGGTAGAGCTGTGCTATATGTGAGACAAAAACCAACAAACAACATGGGAAGAGTAGGACAAAGCCTATGAGTGGAACACTAAGAACTAATGAATTACGATACCGCGGAAAGGGAATCTATCGTCCGGCTGAGATACGACTAGATGCACAAAACTTTTCTGCGACCAGTGTGATCTTTAATCTAGATGGATCATATCCGGTTTATGTTGTCCGTTTCGTGAATACTGTATTTGCATCAAATGATGGTGTTTTTGAAATGGAAACATCAACAGATAACGGAGTCTCATGGGACAGCACGAGTGGTGATTACTCAACTATTGCCCAAAGCAGAGATGGCGCTGGAAACAGTTTATATACTGAGGTTGATAATCGTTTAATCTTCAATGCTTCAGGTGAAGGAATTGGTAATGATGGTGCAAGGGATGGTCTCAGACTAGAGATGTTGATTTTTAATGCCAATGAGGCTGGAGCCTATACGGGATTTGTGGGTGCTGGAAGTTATCACTCAACAGTTGCTAACGGTGATCGACCAGTGCTTTGTCAGTTTGGCGGAATGCGCTTTACTACTAGTGATATAACAAATCTAAGATTCCAGATGCCAGCTAGTGTTATGACTGGACGAGGATTTTTATACGGAATTAAAGAGTATTGATCCACGACGAGAAAAAACAGATAATTAAGATAGTAAGACAGGATAGAATCCAGAAAAGGCAAGAGTAAGTAAATATGGCACAAGTTTCAAACAGCACCTTTAGAACATTAACAGATACATTGTTCGCAACGAACGCAACAGGCGGAATTACCGCTGAGGATTTACGCACACATTTTGATAATATATCAGACAGTGTTCCATTCAAAATTACAGGCAAAACTGCCGCGCCCACTGTTAACGATGATGTTGACGGTAGTGGTGGTAATGGTAAATTTGCTGTTGGTGATTTTTGGATTGATGAAACAAATGATGCAATATATGTCTGTTTGGACAACACAAATGTTACCGCTGTTTGGGAGCAAATAAATGATGGTAATGTTGATTTAAGTGGTAATGATACCGGAGATTTAGCAGAAGGTAGTAATCTTTATTTTACAGACGAAAGAGTAGACGACCGTGTTGCTGCAATGTTAGCTGGTGGAACAAATATTGGATTAAGTTACGATGATGGTTCTAACCTACTAACAATCAATGGACCATCAACCACCGCACAAATATCTGAGGGTAGCAATCTATATTACACAGATGAACGAGTAGACGATCGAGTAAATGATCTTCTTGTTGCTGGATCAAATATCACACTTACATATGATGATGGTGCTGGAACAATTACTATTGATTCCTCGGGTGGAGGTGGATCTTTTGCTGTAGAAGATGATGGTGTGAGCATCGTAGGAACAGCATCAACATTGAACTTCACAGGTTCTAGTGTTACGGTTACAGATGCTGGATCTGGACAAGCGAATATTGCTATAGAAAGTGGTGGTGGAGGAGGAGGAGGTTTTCCAACTGTTCTAGATGTAACCGCTGATTTCCTTTTCAATCTTGCAGGAATTGACGCAGGCACATACATACGACTTAATAACTCAGGTGGATTGCCTTTTGATGTAGAAATTCCATCAAACACATTTTCAGTTGGAGATGAATTTTATATCGAACAATCAGGATCGGGTGCATTAAATTTTACTTCTCTAGCAGAAGCTGTTACTATTTTAAGTCTTGGAGGCTTAACTCAATCAGCAGGTCAATATGGCGTTGTAACGATTAAGTTTATTGACAATAACGTTGTTAATATCAAAGGCGATCTAGCATAAATGTATTATCTGATGTCCTGGGCAGTGACAAGCTGATCGACCACAGTTTTGATCTTACTTATTATACGAGGATTTTGAAGAACTATTTTAGCGCCTGGGTGTAACGGAACTGGATAACGGTCGTAGTTAACCCAGGCGTAGCCTTCGCTTTCGCCATTTATGTTGGGTGTAAATTCTTGAGGAACAGTGGCGAGGAATGTGTCATACTCAAATGATTCGTCATTACTCACCATTTTATGTATTGGAATAAATTTAGTAATGTCAGGCAAAAATCCAAGCTCTTCTTCCAATTCACGCTCAATTGTTTGCACAGGAAGTTCTTGGCCTTCTTGTGTGCCTCCCCAAAATCCCCAATAATTTTTGTTTTTGCGGTCTGGTTTTCGTAGCTGAAGCAAAATCCTTTTTGTATTCTCGCTTAGTAGAATACATCCGCTTGCTCTGATTGTCATGTGTCTATTTATATGTAAAGACGCCACCAACCTTCTCGGTAAGTGCCTTCATAACTGTTCTGCCAAAACTCACCAGTCCACTCAAATTGATCTCCGGTAGCAGTATTAGTTACATATTCTGTGCCACCATTAGGACTTGAGTCAAAACTGACGACCCATGAACCACCATTAAATTCAATAATATCGTTTTTGCCCGCTGTAATGGTCCCCCAAATTCCACCACTTGGAACTTCGTCAAGCACAAGATATCTCTGTCCAAGAACTGCACTGGGCAAGTTGCCATCACCCGGGCCTGTATTTTGTGGATTGATAATAGCGTCAACCGTTCCTTGTGTGTTGTTAGGAAGAGTGTCTGCATCAATATTTACTATTAATCTTTGGTTATTGTTTGGATCAAAATCAATCGTTCCTATTACATCGCTACTGGGATCTGTTACGTCGTCACCCTGACGTAAACGAATCTGACTTATGCCAGGACGCAATTCACCATAATTGCTGAACACATCCTTCTCCCAATTTAGAACTGTGCCTAAACCACCTTGATCATCACCATTGCGTTGTAACAACAAGGCGCTGCCATCTTCAAAACGAATCCAATAATCTTCCAGTGTTGTGACCACAAAGCTGCTATTATCTCCTGTGATTGCGTCCACAGTCCAAGTTTCAAAGTCTTCCAAGTCTAGGGTATGAATTTGTGTAAGGATAGTATGGATGATATTCATACGCTGAACACGGACAGGAGGATTGATAAAGATAGGCATCTCAAATGTTAGCGTTGCGACATCAATAACAGTATCGGCTCCGCTTGGAAGACTACGACTTGACCAAGTCGTATTTGTCATTTCACAATATGCAAGACTGGTCCAATCCAGTGTGTTTTGATTTGTGTGTAGGTTGATTCCAGGATTGAACAAGACAAGAATTTGTTCAAGAAGCTGAAGCTTTTGATCAGTATTGCTGGTCCAAATGTCAACGTTCATGGTAAGCAAATATGGCACAGGTTGGTAACGCGTCACATTATAGCTCTGGCCTGGGTTTTCTAGATAGGTATGGCTATCCTCATCAAACTCTTTTTCTATTACTTGTAGAGTTTCTTCAAATTGAGGATAACGACGGAGATCTGGTTTCATTTCAAGATTGTTAACATAGCAACTAATGAAAGGAACAGTGTTTAAACTGTTCTCGCTATTTTCTTTGAGAATATGACCGACTTGTCTACTCATGTCACCATAACGCGCAGGCACAGTTTCGTAAACAGGATTTCCTTGTGCATCAAAACCTTTTTGAACTGTGAAATTTCCGAAAATTCGCACAAATTGCAAGAGGTATTTTCTTATTTGTTCATCGTAAAAATATTGCATTATGGATCATTTCCAAAATCTTTGTTATTGAAACTAACATCAAAACTTTCATCCAGATCAACATCCGCGTTGCCATCATAATCTGCTCGTGGACGAATCGCATCTTCAATGCTCTGGCGTGAATTATATTCTCGCCCTGTGGCTACATCTGTATCGATATTATTTACAAAGGTTGAAGCATTGAACGTTCTATCGCTCCAAGTGCGGTCGTCGATGTTATCGTATAGTCTCACCCAACGTGTATCCCTGTAAACAAAGAGACGGTTTGGACGAAAATCTGTGCGTATGTAGAAGTCACCTTGATTTGGTGTGCTTGGAAAATTATCGCCTGATGCTATAGTCTCGCCAGGATCCCAATTATATCCTTGTTCATTGACATAGTTGTAGAGATGATCTACAAGCTGAGTAGCGCCGCCAATAGGATCATTCCCCGCAGCACTTTCAACCACAGCGTCAGTGATATCCATTTCTTTGGCAAATGTGCTGAATACATTCTTCATACTGTCGGCATCATCTGCATTTCCTAGGATATCGTCAAACTCTTGGCTGTCAGTAATTGGTTCAAGCTTGGCACGCCAAATGTGTGGCCACCAAGTAGCACTAAAACCTTCACCACCTCTGTTACCATCACTAACAGTATAGAATTTAGGAATGGGCGGCGTGTCTGCATCAAGAGCATATTGTTCGATAAGATGCGGCAACTCAATAACGTCGCCACTCATGAGTTTACGTCCCAAAACTTCAACCATTTCATTAAGGTGGAATGTCATGTATAGTGTGTCGTTTGTAAGGAATAGGCCAAATTGTGTGAGGTCAAAGTCGTTATCGCTTACATTATAAATGCCGCGCAATTCGTATAGATCTTTGTCATACTTGCGGTCACGATTTTCAAGTAACAGCAAGTCTTGTATAGTTGTTTCGTTTATAACATTATTGTTTTGATAATCAGGTCGACTAGGATCATCTGATAGTTGTCCATCTTCAGGACCAACATACTTGTGAATAATTGCCCCCGTCCCGCCAACATGAAACTGCTCGCGGATAGTGCGGTCAAAGAACTTGTAGTCGTTGGTCTTATTTGGACTCCACATAGAGAGGCGAGGCATAGCGATTCCTTTCGGGTATTTATCCAGTATCGCAATAAATACCTGACAGCAGGAGCACTTTATGACAGATCGCGCAAAAATCACAAAAGAGATTGAGTTGAGACTTGGTGGCCAGATGGTTGACGTTGAACTCGACCCTGAGCACTATGAACTATCAATCGACAAAGCCTTAGAAAAATATAGACAACGAAGTGAGAACGCTGTCGAAGAAAACTTTCACTTTTTTGAGATTACCGAAGATGTCAACACATACACATTTCCAGACAATATCATTGACGTAAAAGATCTTTACGGAAGAGTAAGCGGAACAACATCAACCGGTGTTGAGTTTGAACCATTTGAAGCAAACTACTGGAACACCTTCCTGCGCGGCTATGGAAGCGGACAGAGCGGAACACTTGCTATGTATGACTTCCTAGCTCAATATCACGAAACCCTTGGTCGTTTGTTCGGTGCTGAATACACATATACGTGGAACCGCACCAAGCACCAGTTGATATTGCACCGTCGACCACGATATCCGCGTCCTATATACGCACATGTCTATCAATATCGTGAAGAAGACGACTTGTTTGTAGATCACTATGCGCTTCCATGGATCAAAGAGTATTCATTGGCTATGAGCAAGTTCATGCTGGGCGAAGCTCGTGGCAAGTTTGCAACTGTTGCTGGTCCACAGGGAGGCACTACGCTAAATGGCGATCAACTCAAAGCTGATGCAGCAGAAACCATGGCTCAGCTAGAAGAAGATATCAAGCTCTACAAAGAAGGTAGTGCTGGGCTTGGAATCATTATAGGATAAGATTATGGATATTAACAGAATAAAAGCTCTTGCGGGTGTTAAGGAAGCTAAAAAGACTCAAGGTTCACGATTGGATATTGTGGACTTGGATGGAATGACTGTGGGTGATCTGATCAACCATTTACAAACATATTATGATCCAACAGACCGAATCTCAGTTGAAGAAGAGTATGCTTACAGAGCGATTGGTGGCAGCCAAGAACCGCAAGACGTGATTAAAATTTATCCAGGCAGTTAAGTAGATTCACAATGCGTATTCAGGATATTGTAGAATACAAGACCAAAGCTGGTGACGATATTAAATTTGAGTTACACCAGGATTCTGAATCAGATCGAAATTTTAATAGTGAATGGATTGTGCACAAGCTGGTCCCCCGAGTCAATGGCAAGGAGGCTGGCTACCTTAAAATATCATACATTCCCAAAGAACGATTTGATGCCAGATATCCATCAATGGTTAATTATATTCTAAAACAATACATACCACGAGAACTAGTTGGAACACATTGGCGTAATATGCCTGACGAAGTCAAAAAAACACTAGTGACATACACAATTTTGGGTCGATATGTTCCGAGAACACAAGGGTGGGATCTTGCTTGGTCAGATCAAAGCAAGATCAAAGACATGGATAGTGAAACCTTGGATCATTATTTGGAAATGGTTGATGATCCAAAACTGAATAAGAATAATGCTCAAGAATTCCAAAAATTTAAGAAATTTCATGTAGACAAGCCTCTTGTTGATTATATTAGAGTCAATGAGGACTTCCAAAGACAGCGAATCGCCCTGGCTATGTATCAAGAAGCAGCCAAATGGCTTGACAAGCAAGGCCTTCTTCTCCATGCTAGTGGACTCCAACAGCCCGCAGCAAAAGCAGCATGGGAAAAAATGAAATCCTTGGGATGGACTGCTCCTGCTCCATCAGATCCTAGCCGAACAGTGATAAACCCAAAAAAACTACCTAAAGATAACTGATAACCATGACTTATAATCGATATTTTGAACTTGATCTTGAAGATCTTGAAATCATTGAGTCTGCACTTCGGCAGCAGCTATCAGCTACAGACAGCCCAGATCGCAAGCGTCTGCTTAACGACATGCTAGGCAAGCTACACCAGCAAAAAACGTGGTATCGTCCCAAAGGCAAAGAACCTTATATTTCTGGTTGACAAACCAAGGCACATTGCTTATATTGGTAGGGTAAGCAAAGGAGATATTATGTCCAATCAAGTTGCCCAAACCATTCTCGACCAGATGGGTGGACGTCAGTTTTTACTGATGGTAGGTGGCAAGAACATGGTTGCTCTCAGCGGTGATGGTGGACTTGCCCTACAGTTTGGCACCGGCGCCCGAAACCGCGCTAACCGCCTGCGTGTTGAATATGACCACAGCAGCGACACCTATAACGTTGAGTTTGGTCGTATCCGCAAGCTAGAGTGGAAAACGATCTCGCGTCATGAAGGTGTTTACGCTGACATGCTGCAAGAGCTGTTCACCGCCGAAACCGGCTTTCACACCACCCTGCGCTAAGAGGACGTGATGCAAGACGATCTTTTTGAAGGCCAGATGACCGACCCCACTGACATCCAGCGTTTTGTCTATGCGGGCCGCGCCCTGTTCACTGTTGTCAGCAAACGCACCGGCGCCCGCTTTACCTACCAAATCAGCCGCAAGCGTGACAAGGATGCAACCATCCGCTTTGTCAGCGCGCTCCGTGGTCCCAACAACGAGACTGATTACGGATACATCGGCTATATCGATACTCGTCGTTCTGGACAAGTGCTTTTTGGGCGCAAAGGCAAGCCTGATGCAGCAAGCTTCAAAGCCCTCAACTGGACACTCAAGCAAGTCTGTGCTGGCAAGATGCCCCAAGAGCTTGAGTTTTACCACAGCGGCACTTGTGGCGCGTGTGGACGGACACTCACTGTCCCTGAAAGTATTCAATCTGGTCTCGGACCTGTTTGCGCTGGGAGGCAGTAGATGCTGACTGAAAAACAAGAAAACCTTTACGACGAATATATGACTCAGGTTGCTGTGCTTCAGAAACAGGCGATTAAAGCGATTGAAGAGGCTCTGATATGGCACTATCCATATCTTAGTCGGGATGAAATACGTAATGGTGTCATGAAACGTAGTCAGATAGTTGAGGATGTTGTCAACACCACAGATCTTGTGGAATTGTCTAACCTCATTGAGGATCAACAAGATTATGTAAATGAAAGCATGATGAAAAAACTTTCAGAAAATCTTTAAGTTATTGAAGACCAAGAAAAATTAGTTTCACTTTCTGGTAGACAAACCAAGGCTTTTTGCTTATATTATATGAGTAAGCAAAGGAGATACACGATGGAAATGACGCTCGACAACGCAGTAGACGCCCTGGTTGAAGCCATCAAGGCGGACTACCTGACCTACACCCTGCGTGGCAAAGACGAATTGACTGAGATCAATGAACAGATGGTCGCAGAGTTCAACGCCGGCTTTGAAGTCCTCCCTGGTCGGAAGTATATCAAGATTGTTTCCAACCGCAGCGTTTGGGGCTTTATTGTTGCCACTGACACGGACAAGAAGTTCCCCAAGGGCACCATCCTTATGGCTGCTGGCTACAACGCTCCGGCCCGCAACCACAGCCGTGGCAACGTCCTTGATGGTGGCTACACCATCCAGTGGACTGGCCCGCTTTACATGTAAGGATTGGAAAATGACTATTTTCGAGAAATTTCATGTTGCGTCACTTGTAGCCCTTGCGTGGGACCGCAAAGAATATCGAACTGTTACCAGCGCAGAAGCCTGGGACATGGGATATGACGTTGAAGGATCCATGTTGATCTGGCAAGGAAACGACGTTGTTGACTGCACTGCAATCTCTGACGTTGAGAACCCCACAGAGGTTACGGTCGGCGCTGGTGCCGGTCCCAACTATCAGGTTATCGTTTTGGACCTGGAAACCGGTGAGATTAGGAACGATTAATAACGCCATGGCACAGAAACCTGCAAAAATCAAGATGCCCAAAGGCCGCAACCCAGTTGCGGCTACTTTGAGGGATCCTCGCAGCGGGTTCACCCAACGGACCATTCCTGACAAGCGTGAGACAAAAATAGATCGAAAGCGCAAGCACAAAGGACGACCTTTTGATGAGATATGATGATCCTCGTGCCGCCCTAGTTTGCGAACTGGTTGAAAGATTGCACAAAGAAGCCAAGCTTATTGAAAAGCGATCGCCCGACGTTATGGCGCTAGCAAAGCGTGACGGCTTCATGATCTATTTTCTTAACTCGCTTTACACAAGTTTGCCTGACGATTCAATGATGGTCGATCATTTTCCACAGGCTCTGGAAAAAATGATCGATCAATTAGGACAAGATGAAGCAATGAACAAGTTGGAATCATGACAGAGACAGAATTTGAAAAAAACATGAATGATCTTCGACGCATGAAATTGAAGCGAGCTCAAGCTCTTCGCCTTGTTGATGAATTCAAGGAATGGTATTGTAAGCAGACTGGCGAACTTTCCGAAGATGAGCAAATAGTCATCATGGGTTTGACTCGTGACATTCTGAGAGGAACTGAATCCGAGGTAGATAGGCTTACTGAGCGTATTGATGAACGAAACCAGCAAGCCCTCATGAGAAAACTTGAAAGACAATAAGTGATTGATTTTTAAGAGTTTTCATGCTATAAGTATGAATACTCTGGAGATCAAATGAAAAGAAGAATTATTGGTGTCTGTGGCTTTATCGGTTGTGGTAAAGGCACAGTGGGCGACATTTTAGTTGAAGATTATGGATTTACAAAACTCAGTTATGCAGATAGGCTGAAAGACACAGTTTCCACCCTCTTTGGTTGGGATCGTGGCATGGTTGAGGGTGATACACCTGATAGTCGTGAGTGGCGAGAAACACCAGATCCGTGGTGGAGCCAAGAACTTGGATATGATCTCACTCCAAGATTGGTCATGCAGCGCGTGGGCACAGATTGTATGCGTCGAGGACTTGATGGTCAAATCTGGGTCCTCATGGTCAAGCAGGTGCTTGAACAAAATCCCCAAACAAATTATGTGATACCTGACGTTCGATTTTATAACGAACGCGATCTCATTCGCAAGATGAATGGCGAGGTGTGGCGTGTTAAACGTGGCCCTGATCCAGAATGGGTTCAGAAAGCAATTTCTGACAATCGTTATGACACTGATTGGATGCGAGATTATCCAGAAATCCACGAGAGCGAATGGCGCTGGTTGGATTATGCCACAGAGTTTGAAAAAACGATACCAAACGACGGTGATCTATCAGAACTAAAAAAGCATGTTGAACGCGCAGTAGGTAATTAAGCACGTAGTTATCACCGTAACCACCCCAGATAAGTAGCCGCCCAATAAATACTGGCAGAGCAAAAATATAAGCTTTGACAGGAGATCATACATGGCTACACTAGTATCACCAGGCGTTGACGTAACAGTTGTTGACGAAAGCGCATATGCCAGCCCGGGTTCTGGCACAATTCCTCTAGTCATTGTTGCTACAGCACAAGACAAGACAGATCCAACAGGAACAGAAACTGATGGCATCGCAAAATACACAAAGGCAGCTAATGCCAATCTTGTTGTTCCAGTAACATCACAGAGAGAACTAACCCAATTTTTCGGAGACCCGACCTTTGCAGCCACTGAAGGTGCAGAGACAAGCGAATATGGTCTCCTAGCTGCATACAGTTATCTAGGACAAGGCTCACAAGCATACGTTGTCCGTGCAGACGTTGACCTTGCAGGACTTGAATCAAGCGAAACAGCACCAACTGGACCAGCAAATGGCAACCAGTTTTGGCTAGACACTGACGCTAGCTCATATGGTATCCACGTTTGGAGCGGCTCAGCATGGGTCCTACAAACTGTAACCGTTGAGGTTGATCTTGCCGCTGCCAGCGGTGAAGTTTCTGACCCTAAGTCATATACACCATCAACCACCGTGGGCGCAGCAGGAGACTTCCTAGTTGCCGTGCTAAGTGATGGCTCAACTGGATTTGCAATTGGTTATTTCTATAGTGACGGTTCAGCATGGGAAAGTGTTGACACAGCAAACATTGCTGACCTAGCAGCCACAGCAGTAACATATGCTCCACACTATAGCAGCCCATCATCACCAGCAGCAGACGACATTTGGGTCAAGACTACGTCACCAGGTAATGGTGTTAATCTTGTCATCTATCAGTCAAATAGCCTGGGTGTTTTCAGCCTTGTTGAGGTTGAAGGTGTTTCAAACGACGGCGGCACAACTTACGTCGCACAAGATGGAACAAGCGCAACAGACATCATTAATGACATGACCGATGGTAATATTGCACTCAACTTTACAGCCGCAAATGCTGGTTTTGAGATCGAAGAAGTTGATACCACAGCCAGTGCGATTGCTGAAGAAGTATATGCACAGGCAGCTGAGCCAACTGGAGATCCAGTTGCAGGAACATATTGGTATGATCCAACTGTTACAGATCTTGATCTTTACATCAATGACGGAACAGATTGGCTACGTATTGATTCAGCAGACGTAACATACTCAACAATAGAGCCAACTTCACCAAGCACAGACGACATTTGGGTTGAAACAGATGGAACAGAAGCTGAATATCCCAAGCTTTACCGTTATGATGGTTCAAACTGGTTGCTATATGACAACACAGACCAAACCACAGACCGTGGTGTATTGTTCGCTGACTTCACAGCAGACAGCACAATCACAGCAGGTGCCGCACACGATTCAAACAGCACTGACTTTGATTCAGCACCAGATGAAGCACTATACCCAACCAACATGCTAGCTGTCAACATGGCGCTGTCAAGCGGAACAGTTCGTGTATGGACTGAAGGCGTTTCAATCAACGGTGGAGCATCAACTGTTGATGCTTGGACCAATGCTGCCGCAAATAATGCCAATGGCAGCGGCGTGTTTAGTCGTTTGGCACAACGTAAAGTTATTGCAACAGCAATGCAAGCAGCAGTAGCAGGTAACGAAGATCTACGTGATCCAAATCGTAACTTCACCCTACTTGCGGCTCCAAACTTCCCAGAACTAACAGACGAGTTGGTAACGCTTAACAGCGACCGTGGCGAAACAGGATTTATCATTATTGATACTCCAATGCGTCTCACACCAACAGAAGCTGTTAACTGGGTCCAAGGCACTGGCGCAACAGAAAACGGTGATGAAGGTCTTGTTACAAAGAACACCTACAGTGCGGTTTATTACCCAGCTGGGCGTTCAACAACACCAGCCGGAACCACAGTAACCGTTCCAGCAAGTCACATGGTGCTCTACACCTACGCATACAACGACAACATCAGCTATCCATGGTTTGCTCCAGCAGGCTTGACGCGTGGTGTCGTGCAGAACGGTAGCGCAGTTGGTTACATCACAACAGAAGAAGAATTCAAGGCAGTATCACTTAGCCAAGGCCAGCGTGACGCACTATACTTGAACAAGATGAACCCAATTGCTCAATTCCCTCTAGAGGGTGTAGTTGTGTTTGGTCAGAAGACCCTGCATTCAACCAGCAGCGCATTGGATCGAGTCAACGTAGCACGTCTCGTTGCTTACCTACGTGAGCGTTTCGACGAGATTGCACGTCCGCTGCTCTTTGAACAGAACGACACATTGACACGTCAACGTGCCGTCCAATTGTTCGAAAGCTTCCTAAGCGACTTGCTAACCAAGAGAGCACTCACTGACTTTGCGGTTGTATGTGACGAATCAAACAATACACCGATTCGAATCGACCGCAACGAACTATATATTGACGTAGCAATTGCTCCGACCAAGGCGGTGGAATTCATCTACATTCCAATCCGTATTGTCAACACCGGCGCTCTATAATATACGTTGATAATTATGATAAATAAGTGGGGCAAGGTGGAAACACTTTTGCCCCACAATCATTAAGGATAAATTAATGAATATGAAATTTTGGAAGTTTTGGACAGTATTAATATTGACAGTGTTTGTATTAGCAACAGGCCAATATTACCTTGGATTGTTTGACTTCATTCTAAATTATGATCAAACCTACCTAACATTCGTTAACCTAGGCATTGCGGCGGTGGCCCACATCTTAATGATTCGTATGCATTGGCGAAAATCATATGAAGAATACGAACACAAAATGGTTCGTTATATGGGCGAAACCACTGTTTCGATTGGTCTCGTCGGTACATTGATTGGATTTATGATCGTTCTTTGGAGTGTGTTTGGGCCTGGGGTTGTATTAGATCCAGCAGATACTGTTGCAATGACACAAGCTCTAACCAGTATGGCAAGCGGAATGGCAGCAGCATTGATTACATCTCTTAGTGGTATTATACTATCAGCGTTGATTAATTTTCAGTTAGTGATACTTGAAGAATGACATCAGGAACTCTTAGATTAGCATTTTTGGATTTGGTATTCAACTTGTTGTTGGGTATTACGTTGATGTTTATTCTTGCCTTTCTCATGATCAATCCACCAACCCAAGGCGGACAAATTGATCCTCCCATACGCTTCATGGTCGAAATGGAATGGGATGATGAAAGTTATGTTGATATTGATCTTTGGGTCCAAGGCAAAGACAGGGATTGGGTTGGGTTTACTCGTATGGATGGTAGTTATTTTGTTCTAGAGCGAGATGACCGCGGCACACAAAATGATACTATCATGGTTGATGGTGAGCAAGTGGTAATATCACGCAATTATGAAAATATCCGTTTCACAATTTTGCCTCCAGGTGAATATTTTGTAAATGTTCATTATTATAGCATTACAGGACCAACAGAAGACATCACAATTAATTTGACCATGCTGAATCCGTTCCGCAGTGTGTTTACAGACACGGTTACGCTTGACCCTAGTCAAGAGACAACAGTGGTGTCATTCATCGTCGGACAGGATGGAAAGATCACGGACTTAAGAACAAATGTTCAGGTGAGAAGAAATACGCTTCCGCCTTCAATGAGCGATGGGAATGACGAATGGTAACAATATTAACTCTCATAGGCATATTAACTGCATTGCTTGTTTCTTTTCTGGCTTACTGGTCACCAGCACATTGGTTTTTAAAATCTATCGCGTTGATGTGTTTTCTTATGATCGGAGTAGTCGCTTATGAGCTCTTCGTAAGGCAAATGGGGGCGCCAATACAAGCCAAACCCCAAGGTGAATATGCCTATGTTTGGCATGAGATAACAAACAAGCCATCAATTATACTCTGGGCGATCAACGACAGAGGTCACCGCTTGTATGAATACCCATACAGTCGTGAAGAAGCTGCAATGCTGGAAGAAATTAGAGAAGCCAGGAAGGATGGTCAACCACCACAGTGGTTGACATATGATCAGCCAGAAGGCGAAGATGATCAACTCATGGTCTTACCCCACCATAATATAATCAAGCCATAAGTGAAGCCGCTCAATAAATTGAGCGGCTTCAAGTTTACACTAGTGCAAAGCGTTTGCTACAGCTAATTGAGGATGGCATCACCGAAAAGCGAAAGTCTCAACGGCCGTAGTTACGAAACAATGCATATACCGGGCGATGGTCTAATACGGTTTCTATCGCCCCTCAGCCCCGTCCTCCAGCCTTATCTGGCCGTGGTCCACGAGTTTCTAGTGCTTAGAGAAAGAGAACGCCGTAAGTGTTGACAAAATCAGTTACAAACAGCGTAGAACCGATAACAAGATTTTCAAGAGTCATAAACATCATTCAGTTTCCTTCTTTATAGTTATACTATATAGTAAGACGTTTTGGCTGTCAAGGAAAATTTTCTCTAGATGATAAATACTTTGAGCAGAGCGCATTATGAGGAGATAGACGAATGGCAGTTCTTGACAAGCTAAGTGTCCCAGTAAACGGCGAAAGCCAAGGTACACTGATGCCAAAACTACAATACCGCTTCCGCGTTAACTTCATCAACATGGGTGCAGGCGACACAAAAGTTGCAACAAACAACGTTGTCAGCGTCACACGTCCGAACCTTACACATGATGAAGTTCTAGTGGACACATACAACTCACGTATCTACCTAGCTGGTAAGCACTCCTGGGAGCCTGTAACCATCGAGCTACGTGACGACATTACATCAGCAACTTCAGCACTACTTGACCAACAAGTTGCGAAGCAGATCGATATGGCAAACCAGAGCTCACCACAGGCCGGTATTAGCTATAAATTCCAGTGTCAAATTGAAAACTTGAATGGTGCTAACCCAGATCCAGTCCCGCTAGACACATGGGTTTTGAGCGGTGCATATATTTCAAACCTAACATACAATGAGACCAACTACGGCAGTGGTGGTGAATACCAGACCATTTCAGTGCAGCTACGCTATGACAACGCACAACACTTTGTTGGTGCAATTGACAACCTTAGCGATCCAAACTTTAGCGTTGAGACTGTCACACAAGCGAACGCAACAGGTTCATAATGCTAATTAAAAACGGCCGAAGCATTCGGACTGCCTGCTTCGGCCGTTTTTTCGTAAGGAAATAAACAATGAATTTAGATAGACTAAAAGCTCTTTCAGGAATCAATGAAGATGGAATTGATGACGAAAAAATGGAAGACATTGCTGATTTACTAATACAAGCATTTGATGGCGATCACATGTATGCTGACATCAAGAAAACCAAAAAATATGTTGAAATAGACACAGGCGTAAGTCAGCATGAGCTTCATGTTTTTCCTGAGCATTTGAATAAATTATATCGTCATCCCAGTGTAGCGAGTGTAACAATCTATAGAGACAAAGCGAGAGCATATCTACAATAATGGCAATCACCAATTTCGCACAAGAGGTTTATAGCTCAGATAGTCCAGGCACATTGGATCTCATTCCTCGTCAGAGGTTTAATTTCACATTGCAGTTGACTACACATGATCGTGCGATTATCAATTACCACAAAGTTAGTGAAGTTACACAGCCGAGTTTTAGTGTTGATGGTCAGTTGATGAATCAATACAACAAAAAGCGTTTCGTGCAGACACGAATCAATTATGATCCGATCACAGTGAGTTTTTATGACACATTTGATGACCAGTGGTATAATATCATGCGTGACTATTTTGCTCATTACTATAACGGAACAGAAGGTTTGACAAGTAGGACTCAGCTTGAGGGAACAAGCACAGTGGAGATCAACTTTGAAACAGATTTAGGTTTTACCCCCAATGCCACACGCAACTTCTTTCCTGAGATCCGTATTATACAGAATGGTATCCGCGGCCGTCACCGTGGTTGGATACTCAAGCAACCATATATTACCTCGGTGACTGGCGATACAATGAACTACAGCGACAGCAATCCAGTTCAGTGGGCAGTAACATTCCAGCCTGAGAGTGTTCAGACATATGTTGAATCAAGTCAGTTTGATGATGGAATAGAACCTAGCCGTTCTCCACGACCATCCAGCACCGGATAAGCTAAATACGTTTATGTCGACGTATCAGCAAGGCAATTATCAGCCTAAAAACACAGAAAAATATGTTGGAAAGCACATTCCCAAATACCGATCGGGTTGGGAACTTCATTTTATGCGTATGTGCGACAATCATCCCAACATCCTGGCTTGGGCTAGTGAAAGCCACCGTATACCTTATATCAATCCAATAACTGGAAAAAAGAGCAATTATGTCCCAGACTTCTTTGTGATCTATGTAGACAAGGAAGGCAAAAAACATGCTGAATTGGTTGAAGTAAAACCCAGTAGTCATATGGTAGGCAACGCAAAAGGACAATATGATCAAGCCATGGCTGTTATCAATGAAGCCAAATGGAATTATGCCAGACAGTGGTGTAGGCAACAGGGTATTGGATTTCGCATCATTACAGAAAAAGAAATCTTCAACAAACCACAAAAGCCACGCAGTCAGCGCAAGCCCAAGATGCCAAAAAAGAGAGCTCGTAAATGAGATTAGAACAGATAGAACCTATTGCTGAAGTCAAGGTTATGAGCAGTTGGATTGCTGATCTAGACTACGCTGGCCCCAATGTCGTAATCATGACCCTCAACAGCGGGCGCCGTTATCGTGTTTTGGGAGTGGGCGAAGGTTTATTTCGTCAATGGGTCCGCGCCCCAAGCAAGGGTAAGTTTTGGCACAGCAACATCAGAGGAAACTATAGGGTGAGCAGAATATGACACGCAAATTAGAAGATACCTTCAATTTACCACCAATGGATTTACCAGAAGTCAAGGAAGATGACATGGAAGAAATTGAAGGTTACACAGAAGATGAAATGCATCAGATCATGGAGAGGGCAGACAAAATCGATGCTGCCTTGCCGCAAGTCAGCGGGCTAGACAACGTTGATACAGATTATGACGAGTATGCACGTAAGGCTATTGAAACATTTGATGACCTAGTTGATTTGGGTAAAAATGTCGAGGACCGACATGCCGCTGATATCTTCAACGCAGCCAGTAGCATGATGACCAATGCGCTCAACGCCAAAACTAACAAAGCGCAAAAGAAGCTTGAAATGGTCAAGCTACAAATACAAAAAGCCAAGTTGGAACACGAGAACGAAAAGCTTGATTATCTCAAGAAACGACACCTCAAAACACAAGATGATTCAGCAGAAGAAACAGAAGGACGTATTATTGCAACACGTAATGATATGTTAAGTGATATACTTGCAGGCATGAAAAGAGACGATGACCAATGAGATTATTTGAGCTATTCGACTACAAGGCAGATTTTTGGGATAAGACTGTTGATACATTCGATAACCAGTTTTATGAAACTTATATCGACAACGATCATATTGAACTAATGTATCAAAGCAGCGGCAGCAGTTCAGAAGATTGGACGGTGGCCTTTAAAAGAAACAAAAAAACAACACAAACACATGAGGGCAATGCCAACAAAATATTCTCAGCAGTAATTAATCATATGTTAGAGTGGGTTGAACAAAATCAGCCACACACTCTTACATTTAGTGGTGATAAAGGCGAGTCATCTCGAACAAATTTATACTCTAGAATGCTTGATCGTTACGCAGGAAAAATGGGATACCGCGTTGTAACTGAAGATTTGGGAACAGCGGTATATTTTATATTAGTGAAAAATAACCAAGACACATAAATACCATAATAGCAGGAGATTCCTATGACCAAGAACCTAGGGCAATATTTGGCAGAAAATGAAGCGGTCCACGAATTTCGTGTGAAGATTGCTAGAGAACCAACTGATGAGCAGCTCGACGCAATGGAGTTGCACCTAAGAAAGTATGACGGCTTTGATATCACAACGCCAAAGAAAACAATTATACAGCGTAATCCACGTGATTTCCGCAGTATTGATGCCGCAGAGGTTTACATGGTCGACTTCAAAACGCGTCAGCCAGCAAGCCCACTTCAGTTGCTTGCTGAACTAACACAAAAAATGGGCATCCATGAACGTTTTCTAATCGTTCGAAACAAGCTAGAGCCTCTACATATTGAAAACGAGGCAGATGAGATGCCAGAAGAGAATTATGAACCACGCCTAACTGACGAAGAATACAGTGAAGTTGAGCAACCCGACCCAGAGCAATTTTACGGAGAAAAGTTTAAAGATTCGTTCCTTAAAGAGATTGCCAAAGAGCGTGCAGATCATCTGAAGAAAGCAGAGGACTAAAATGGATAAAACAGAACTCGACAGACTACGCCAGCTCGCAGGTAATGAAACAGCAAAAAAATTGCCACAAGACGAGTCAGGACGCAACATGTATCAAATCCGTGACCTAATGGAAGACGCACAGGATTCTAAAGAACTCGAAGAAGAAGAAGCGAAACCAGATTTTGCTGATATCGACGGCGATGGTGACGAAAAAGAAACAGCAAAGAAAGCTGCTAAGGATAAAGAAAAGTCTAAAAAGTCAGCCAAGACCGAACAACAGCAAATGCGTGAATGGTCCAATAGTATCTATAAGCAGTATGATGATCGTGGCCATTATCAAGAGCCTCCTGAAGGTGAAACAGTTGATTTGAGCCTACGTCGTTATCTCAATGCAGACCCACAAAAAGTTCAGATTGAAGAAGATCATACTGAAGAGGGTATGCTCAAGGAATACAAGGCACATAAAAAGAAGGGCTAAACGAGCTCTTCTTTATGGGTCCTGTTTGAATCTGTAAGGAGTAACGGTGAATACTGTAAATACAGATCTTGTCAAACGCCCGTATCAAGAACAGGCGATGTCACAAAAAGAACTGAGAGAGCTCGCACTTTGCTCAGTTAATCCGTTACATTTCATTAGAAACTATTGTTATATTCAACATCCAACAAAAGGACGGATGTCTTTCCAGTTGTTTGACTATCAGGAAGGGTTGATCAACAGCTACAATGATTATCGTTATTCAATCAGCTTGCTTAGTCGCCAGACTGGTAAGTCCACTTGCGCGGCTGCATACTTGCTTTGGTATGCTATGTTTAAGCCGGATAGCACCATATTAGTTGCTGCTCACAAACGTGACGGTGCACAAGAAATCATGACACGTCTACGTTATATGTATGAAAGTTGCCCAGACTATATTAGGGCTGGCGTAACAGCATATAATAAAGGAAGCATTGAATTTGACAACGGTAGTAAAATTGTTGCGCAAGCTACCACAGAAAACACCGGACGTGGTCTTTCACTTTCACTAGTTTACTTGGACGAATTTGCCTTTGTGCCGCCACGTGTGGCCCAGGAATTTTGGACCAGTATCTCACCAACATTGAGTACTGGTGGTAAGTGTATTATTACCTCAACACCCAACCAAGATGACGACCAATTTGCTCAAATCTGGAAGCAAGCTAATCGTCGCGTTGATGAGTTTGGTAATGAAACAGAAACAGGCGTAAATGGTTTCCGTCCATATATTGTTAAGTGGGATCAACATCCAGATCGCGATCAAGAATGGGCAACGAACGAAAGATCCAAAATTGGCGATGAACGATTTCGCCGTGAGCATGAATGTGAATTCATTGCGTTCGATGAAACTCTTATCAATTCTATTTTCCTCTCCGAAATGGACCTCGGCATGGAGCCACTGCGTCGAAGCGGCCAGATCCGATGGTATGATGCAATTCGTGATGAGCAAACCTATCTAGTGGCACTAGATCCAAGCCTAGGAACGGGCGGCGACCCTTCTGCTATTCAAGTATTTGCTATACCTGGCATGCGTCAGATTGGCGAATGGCAACACAATAAGACTCCAGTCCAAGGTCAAATCAAAGTATTAAAAAGTATTTTGGAAGAGCTTGAAGATGCTGCACCGAATAGTGAAATCTACTACAGTGTAGAAAACAATACATTAGGTGAAGCCGCCCTAGTTTCTATCGAAGAAATGGGTGAAGAAAATCTGCCAGGGATTTTCCTTAGTGAGCCAAGGCGACGGGGTAACGTAAGAAGATATAGAAAAGGGTTTAACACAACCCACGGCACAAAACTTGCTTCTTGCGCAAAGCTCAAGCGTTGGGTTGAAGAAGAAACAATGAAGGTTCGCAGCAAGAACCTTACTCGCGAACTCAAAACTTTTGTAGCAAAGGGAAACAGCTATGCAGCAAAGGACGGGGATACAGACGATCTTGTCATGTCAACCCTCCTTGCTGTTCGCATGGCCATGCAAGTTGCCAAATATGATGAGGACGCATTCACTGATCTCAAGGATAGTTTTGATGATGCTGAACTAAGACGACCCATGCCCATCGGAATATTGTGATGAGATATCGACATCTATTTGAAAATAACGACATACAGATGAAAATCATGCCGGGAAATGATCTAGCTCTTTTCATTTCCCGTAACCAAGATGTCAATCAGGATACATTTGAAAGGCTACGCTATCTTCATGTAAATGAAATGGATAAAGAAATACACATTGCTCATTTTGATGGGCAACGAGTTGTATCAAGTCTAGCATTACAAATAAATCCATATGACAATGATGAACTATGGCTCAAGCACGTCATTGTTGATGAAGATTATCGTAATCGTGGACTCGCAAGTGAGCTATATCAAGCCGCTGCGGATTATGCTAGAGAAAAGAACAAAGCTATCAAACGTAGCAGTTCAACAAAAATGGGTCAGGAATATCTATCACACGTTGTTGATCGCGTCAAGAGAAGAAACCCTAATGTTAAAATAATAGATCAGGATAAATAACAGTATGGCAAGTTCAATTGAGCATATTTCAGAACAGATATTCAAAATCATTAAGGGTTTTGGTCACGATATTGTATTGTTCACAGAAAGCGGCAAAAAGGTTGTAGATCCATCTGAAGCCCGCCGCTTCTATGCTAAGGATATCCAGATGATGGTTAACTTTGTTGCTGATGAATCATCTAATGAAATTGTTGTTAATTTGTCCAAGGACACAGAACCCAAGGACATCGCAGCAATGCTCAAGGGACTACGTAACCTAGCCAATCGTTATATTATTGAATACACAGTTAAGACATTTGGCAAATCAATTGGACCCAAGGATTTCGCATACATGGCAAAAAACAAGGTAGAAGAAGCAGCAAAACCGCTGGGTGGAAAATTCAAAGTAGGACAACGTGTTCTTCCAAGCAAAAGTAGCAGCAATGTAATGACAATCACTGGTTTTGACCGCGTTGAATATATGGGTAAAATGAAAACATTTGCTGACGGGAAAGATGACAAAGGAAGAACAATGCGCCGCCCGTTAAACACATTGATTCCTGTAGATGAATCAGTAAATGAAGCACGAGAGATGACGCGAGCAGCAGTCATGAAAAAGATTCGCGATGGAGAATGGGAAGCAACGCAGGATGTCAAGCCAGGCAAGCACTGTGAGATTCGCAATACTACAAATGGAAAGAAGATGCAGATCATGGTTAAAGAACACACAGGCACTCAGCAATCATTTGATCTAAAGGGTGGTTCGGCTATTCATCCAAGCTGGCAGGTATATTTCAAAGGAAAAGCAAGTATTGGAAATCCCAAGACTTGGGCGGCAGAGCTCTATAAGGAACATAAAGGTGAGCCAATCACTCGTGCAACAATTAAAAAGAAGTGGAAGGAAAATGAAGAACTTAGTTTTTCAGATCGTCTTTTGTTCAAGCCAAATTATGATGCAATCCTATCCTACTATGAAATGATTCATGATGGACAACCAGATCCATCACGGGTCAAGGAGAATGTGAAAATGGAAGATATTAAACCAGGCCAGAATTGTGAAATCCGCGACGCAAAAAACAATAAGAGGGTTAAGGTTATGACTAAAGAATCAAGTTGGGGTGGTGCACAAGCCGAAGGCACTGTAAAGAAATTGAAGGATGGCGGCTGGTGGGCAAAAAACCAAGAAGGCACGATGAAAACATTCAAAGACCATGTTCACGCCAAAAGGTTTGCTAAGACAGGTGATCCTGAAAATGCACCAGACCGTGTTGATGAGACAGATCAATTAAATGAATTGACACCACGACAGAAAGCTATGAAGCAAGGTGCAATTACGGATCCTGTATGGAGAAATAATCCTCATGCCGGTTCATATCCAGCTACTGCTGGTCGTATCCGCAGGGGCGATCCGAAAGATCAAGATGAGAGATCACAAAAACGTGCTGCTCAGGTATTGAAAACAAAAGGTTCAACAGCACCATATAATCATGGAGTTGACGCCGGCGATAAGCTAAGGCAAAAACGATACAAGGCTGATCAGAAAACATACATGAATTTTGATAAACGAATAAGAGATGTAAAAGGACCCGGATCAGATGCAGATCGTGCAGAAAACAGAGGGTTTACACGAAGATTTAAGAAAAAACGAGATCTTGATGGGGTTGATCCTACAGCCAGACCAGTTGGCAAGTTGCCTGAATCAGTTAGTGAGGGCTTCAGCGGCTGGCACGGATCAGCACGTAAAAGCGTTAACGAACTAGGAGACGCTCGTCTCATTGTTCGTCATAAGCGCAATGTAGATGAAGAAAAGCGTGGCGCAAGAACACGGCAGATCGAAAGCATCTTCATTGAAAATAGTGAAGGCGAACGTTTCAAGTTTCCAAGCAACAATATCACCGCTGCAAAAGCCATGGCCCGCCATGTTAAGGAAGGCGGTACGCCGTTTGATGACTTTGGACAGCACATTTACGAAACAATGGAAGAGCTCAATCAGCTCAAGAAGTTCAATCGTAAAAATCGTCGAAATGACTTTTTTGAAGACCAACAGATAGGCGAAGAAATCACATCACGTATCAGTGGTTTGCGCAATAACCTCAAGAAGATGGCTAACCCAACTGGTTACAAGACACAACTGGAAAGCTTCACAACGGAAAAAAGCGAAGTGCCGCAAGAGCGTATTGACGAACTCAAAAGTGAAACCACAATGACATATTTTGATGAAAGCATCGCAGACAGTCTTCCTTATGTTGCACGGGTTATTGAAACATACCGCAATCGTCAAGAACTAGAGCAGCAGGTTGTATCACTTGCGCGTTATGTAATGAAAAACAAAGACGACATTTACTTCAATCGTGAGGTTGATTTTGATGATCCAGAATCACCAACCAACCAGAGATTCAACGACCCAGCAACTGAAGTCGCAGCAATGGTAGACTTTTTGGCGCCAGCCGTCAAGGATGATGAACTCAGCAACATGATGATGAAAGTATCAGATGCAGTTCATGATCTTGGTGGAAAATACATCAACATGGCCATGCAGGCAATCAACGTTATCAAGCGCGCCGGTCAAGTTGACGAGCAACAGCTTGAGTCTGATAGTGAAAATGTTTACGAGACTGAGCTTGATGCTATCAACGAGACTTTGAACCGTTACAGTGATACTCGCAAACTCTTCGGCGCATGAGACTACATCAAATAACTGAAGGCAGAGACGCACCCCTATATCATGGGGTGCGTTTCGATCATGCAGCAAAGCAACTAAAAGAAAATCGAATCGAAGGTAGAACAACTCAGAGATTCTGGCCTGGTGGTAGACGATTGAAAGACGATCATCCTGAATATAAAGATAGCTTTTGGCTCAAAGGTGTTAGCCTTACACGCGACATCAATTATGCCAAGCATTGGGCAGATATCGTTTATGTTATAGATCAAACAAAACTGTCACAACGTTACAAGATTATACCTTTCAACTGGGGCTATGCTAACGCTAAATCAAGAGGACAACATCACAAACGTGAACGTGAAGAATTTGTCGTGCTTGGTAAGATTTACAAAAGCCTTCATCAATTCATTGAAGATTATAATGACGAAAGAGATGCACTCTGGGACAAATATGATGAACTATTATATCGTGGTCAGAAAGAAGCCGCTGAAAAAATCAAACAGCAAATTCGCGATATGCCTAATGCAATGGATGCATGGCAAGGACCAGTCAAGACCAATATTGAACCGCTAGATCAATACCTACTAGAGATCCGTGCTGACAAAATTCATGATAGATTGAATGCTAAAAAGTTTGAGATTATCAAGTCTCATCCTAAGTTCGCAGGATTTTTCTGATAAATAAATGTGCACGGAAATCAAAGAGTTATTGACACTCAGTGGTTTTTTGTGTATATTCAAGGAGTTAGCTTTAACTTGCTTGTCTCGAAACTAACATGAGCCGGATTACCGGTAACAAACATAGGCTAATATAGGAGAAATACAATGTCAACACTCGCAGAAATTCGTGCGAAACTGCTCGAGCAGGAGCAGAGTAAAGGTGGGAAAAAATTTGGTGGCGATAACCAGATATACCCACACTGGAACACCCCGGAAAATGAAACAAGCGTGATTCGTTTCCTCCCAGATGGAGATGACGATAACGATTTCTTCTGGCGCGAACGTCAGATGATCAATCTCACATTCAGTGGAATCAAAGGACAGGACGAAGCAAAGCCTGTCACTATCAAGGTTCCTTGTGTTGAGATGTGGAGTGGCATGAAGTGCCCTGTCCACGAAGAGATTCGTCCTTGGTTCAAGGACCCCAGCATGGAAGACATGGCTCGCAAGTATTGGAAGAAGCGCAGTTATCTATACCAAGGTTTGGTCGTTAACAGTGCATTCACTGAAGAAGAAACACCGGAAAATCCCATCCGTCGTTTTGTCATTAGCACACAGATCCATAACATTATCAAGAGTGCTCTAATGGATCCAGACTTTGGCGATCATCTTCCAACTGATTATGATCAAGGTGTTGACTTCCGCATCACAAAGACCAAGAAGGGTCAGTATGCTGATTACACTACAAGCAACTGGGCACGTAAGGAACGTAGCCTAGATCAGGATGAGCGTGATGCTATCACAGAGCATGGACTGTTCAGCCTGAATGATTTCTTGCCCAAGCGTCCAACAGAAGAAGATCTAAACATCATCTTCCAGATGTTTGAAGCAAGCGTTGACGGAGAGCTCTACGACCCAGAACGTTTCGCAGACTATTACCGTCCATACGGCATGGATGCACCCAATAGCGGAGCAAGCGACCGTGCCGCAAAAGCCTCTACGCCCAAAGCCGAACCTGCCGCGGCTAAAAGCGTGGAGACCCGAGCCGAAGATTCAGAGGAGGCCACAGCGGCAACAGCACCTGTGGAAACTCCAGAAGAATCTTCTGGCGGAGGCAAGCATGCGAAGGATATTCTCGCAGCCATCCGAGCTCGTAAAGAGGCCGGTTAATTTCACACTCAAACCCAGGACGGGCCATTAGGCCCGTCCATTTTGCCAACTGAGGAGAAATACATGGCACGAGCATTTGATGTAAGCAAATTTAGAAAATCGATTACGAAAAGCGTTACGGGACTGAGTGTAGGCTTCCGTGACCCAAACACCTGGATTTCAACAGGTAATTACACACTTAACAAACTCATCAGCAATGATTTCCATAAAGGCGTTCCTCTCGGCAAGGTCACAATGCTTGCAGGTGAAAGCGGCGCTGGCAAGAGCTTTATTGCGGCTGGTAATCTAGTGCGTCACGCACAAGAGCAAGGCATTTATGTCGTGTTGATTGATAGTGAAAACGCATTGGATGAAAGCTGGCTACATGCCCTTGGCGTGGACACTGACGAAAACAAGCTGCTCAAGCTTAACATGGCCATGATTGATGATGTTGCGAAAGTTATCAGTGATTTTGTTAAGGATTACCGCGCTGAATATGGAGGAGTCGAAGACGAAGACCGACCCAAGATTCTATTTGTAGTAGACAGTTTGGGAATGTTGCTCACACCAACCGACATCAATCAGTTTGAAAAAGGTGACATGAAAGGTGACATGGGTCGCAAAGCACGCCAACTAAAAGCACTTGTTACTAACTGTGTCAATATGTTTGGTGATCTTAACATCGGCATGGTGTGCACAAACCATACATATGCAAGTCAGGACATGTTTGATCCAGATGACAAGATCTCAGGTGGTAGTGGCATGATTTATGCAGCTAGTATTGTGGTTGCTATCAAGAAGCTCAAACTCAAAGAAGACGCTGAAGGCAACAAGACAAGCAAAGTTCACGGCATCCGCGCAGCCTGTAAGGTTGTCAAAAGCCGTTACAGCAAACCATTTGAAAGTGTTCAAGTCAGGATACCTTGGGACACTGGCATGGATCCATACAGCGGCCTTGTTGATTTCTTTGAAGCACATGACTTGCTCAAGAAAACTGGTAACAAGCTGGAATATATTAGCCCAGCCACTGGTGAAGTCACCAAGGAATTCCGTAAGCATTGGGAAGCCAATACTAACAGTTGCTTGGATGTGATCATGGAAGAATTCGACCAACATGAAATCAAGTTGGAAGACGATGATGATCAAGAGTTTGAAGATCAATCAACAGAATCATAAAATATAAATAGACCCGAAATGAGGAATAAACATGAGTCTACACACTACTGAAGTGGTTGCTCTAGTTGAACTTTGGTCTGGCATAAAAACCTATGTGCCAGTCAAAGATCAACGCAGCGCAGCGGAACACTTTATTACGTCTATTGACGAGGCGGGCCTTGTTGATCTCAGTGTCGCCGGGCCAGAACTATATGGAGTCTGTGATACATTTGACAAGGCACTGCGAACATATGTTCAGGAAAATATGATTGAGGATCAAGACCACGAAGACTGGGATGAATAATGTCTGGATGGTATAACAAAGTCAAGGACAACTTATCAAATATTGTCCCTGCAATCAGTTATTATGAAAAAGAGCTAGAGGAAGCCCGCAAGGAAACATTCTTGTCGGGTAACCTCGAAGCGAACAGCAAACGTATACCAGGTGATGTAGCTTATCGCTTTGCTCAGTTACAAGAGGTTGATGCTATCTTGGAATATCTCAACATCGAACTTCGCAAGATACATCGTGAGAAGTATCGCAAATATCTTGAGCACTATAACAAAGCACTCAGCAGCCGTGATGCTGACAAGTTTGCGGAAGGCGACCAGGACTACATTGACATGGAGCACTTGGTCAATGAGTTTGCACTCGTCCGCAACAAATATCTAGCCATCATGAAGGGACTGGATAACAAAAGCTTCCAAATTAACAATATCACCAAGCTTCGCACGGCGGGCATGGAAGATATCAGTCTAGATTGACATGTTGGCGTCGTTCATGTATAGTCAATCAGAAAATAAAGGATTCTAACGTGGATAACCTTATCCAAACAATCATGTATCTGCTCATCGGATACCTTGTTGGCATTTGGCTGGCCGCGCCAGGCATTTTTTCCTGGACGGTGAGTGCAACACAGTGGGGCAACATCTTGGTCTACGTCTACATGTTGTTTTGGCCGTTCATACTTCTCTTCCACTTTGTCTTGTGGATCATCGCTATCGTGTTGATCTTCATCGTGGTTGCAATGATTTTGGAACGCTACTCCTAAAAAAGTTGAAAGAGTGGTTGACAAACCAAGCTACCTTGCTTATATTGGTAAGGTAAGCAAAGGAGATGGACATGGCATCCAAAATTGAAATGCTCGCTGCACTGACTCCAGGTTGCAATACTGCGTCTAGCCAGCCTGCAACGATCAGCAGCCGAAAGTTTGATTTCGACAAGAGCAAGAACCTGTTCCTCGCCGAAGTCAGCGAACTCCAAATCCGCGAGATGGGCTGCTTCTACATTCGCAGTGCTCGCACTGGCGACACTCGTCTGTTCATGCTCCAGAAAGTGGAGCGTGACGCAAGTGGCGAGGACATTCTCGCCTTTCACTACATCAGCCCGGGACAAGGTCTCAGTGCTGTTGTGTTCAACGACTAAACCTCAAAAAGGAACTAACATGGATATCTTGATTGTTTTGGTAGCTTGCCCGCTTCTGGCGCTTGGAATTGGTTACCTCTATGCACTGAAGATTGGTGCAGAACATCGTCCTGAATACGATAAAATTGCTTGACGCCCCGGGGCGTCTCGCAGTATACTAACAACATTAGAAGTATTACAAATCAGAAGGAAGTCCGATGATTGGATATCGCCCTACAAAAGAAAAATATCCCCTGATGGAGGCACTTGCTGTCGCCGTTGCGATTGATCGCGAACAAGGCTTTATCAAGTCCAACCAGGGATACTACGATCAAGATACTGATCAGCGTGTTGATGACAACCGCACGGTTGCTCTCCGCACGTTGCGGGTTCGCCACGGCGCCAAACCACAGACCAATGGTGATGGTGTGGAACTTTATCGTGTCGAAACCACATCAGAAGATGAACAGAAGGCACAGGAAATCTTCAGCTACTTTGACCAGGTCTTGCTCATGGACAAGATGGCCGATAACCTTGTCAAGCATGGCCGTGACGGCCTGATCAATGACTACAATCTCCAGTTGAGCAGGATGTTTGACAAAGGTGAGATTGACGTTAACAAAGAGCTGGCTATGATTGTCAGCCTTCCCAACAGCCGTCGGATGGCCGACAAGCGCGACCAAATGGATGAGTTTCATGCCAGCCATAAAGCCAACGGCTACGTTGGTGATTTGCGTCAACGTATCAAGGTCGTGGCCCGGGTCATGGACGTCAAGTTTCTCCCCCGTCATCATATTCATCTTGCGACAGTTGTTACTGAAGATGAAAAGCTTATCAAGTTCTTCATGAACGAGAAGCTGGGTGATATGGCCCGCACGATCAATGGCAAGACTATTGAGATCACGGGCACGGTCAAGAAGCAGGAAGTCAATGATTTTACTGGCTGCCAGGAAACAGTGATCAACCGTGTCAAGATCGGAGAAACCCAGTAACCCACTGAAAATAAAACAGACAAAGGCGCTCCAAGGGGCGCCTTTGTCATTGACACTACCAATACCTTTTGCTAGATTACATGGGTAAGCAATAGGAGATAAAATGACCGAGATCATTGTCAAGCGTGGACGTTACGGAGAGCAAGAAATTGTCAACCAGCCGTTCACCATGGAGCTCAGCCCGCGCATGGGCAAGAAGGGCATGTATGTCACAGTTGACGGCACGCCGATCGGACAAAAGCGCAAGGTGCGGGTCCTGATCGACAGCGAAAACGATGTCAAACTCAATGATAGCACCGCTGTTATCCGTCCCGTGGAAGCACAGGCCGAACCTGAAGTCCAAGCCGAGACTGACGAGCAGATCATGGATCGTATGCGTGAAAAGTTTCAAGTGCTGGATGGTATGACCATGGCGGCAGTTGAAGGCCATGTCCGCGCTATGATCGTTACAGGTCCTCCTGGTGTTGGCAAAAGCTTTGGTATCGAAACCACGCTGGAGAGCCTGGATGTCATGGACAAGGTCACTGACACCGAATTGCATGATGAGACTGCGAAGCGCGGCGTCGAGAAGGTCGCAAGTGCAAGCGCACTGGGCCTTTACCAATTGCTTTGGGAATACCGTGCAGAAGGAAGCCTGCTTGTTCTGGACGATAGCGACAGCGTCCTAAATGACGAAGCTGGCATCAACATGCTCAAAGCTGCCACTGACTCGGGCAAGAAGCGCAAGTTGACCTGGCGCACTGAAAGCCGTGTGCTTGAAGATCGCGGCATACCTGACGAGTTCGAGTTTGAAGGTAGCATTATCTTTGTTACCAACCTTGACTTTGAAAAGTCGCGCGGCAAGATTGGTGAGCACCTCAAGGCTATTGTTAGCCGCTGCCACTACCTGGACATGGGTATCCACGACAGCCATGAAAAGTTTCTCCGCTGCAAGCAGATTGTGCGTGATGGAATGTTGACGTCCTACAAGTTTGATGATGTGATGATTGATCGTATCCTCACTTACATCGAGGTCAACCAGAAGTCACTGCGCGAACTTAGCCTGCGTATGGTCAAGAAGATTGCGGACCTTGCTCGCATGGATCCTGATAGTTGGCAGACGTATGCAGACCAGACTTGCTTGCGGGGGAAGTGACATGAACCTGGAATCGCTTCGTGAATATGCTGATCTGCAGGAGGAAGTCCTGCAGATCGCACAGTGTATTGTGGATACAGAAGCGTCTGATCCACAGGAAAACGCAGGCGAGCCGCTCAGAGCATACAGATTTACACCTGAACTCTACGTCACTGAAGTGGACCTTTCGCCTATTAACCAAGGCATGATCTCGATCCACTATGTGGAAGACTGGGGACAGGCTGGCAGTGAGAGCAAAATCTTGCATCGCACCATTGAAGAGTTCTGTGATCCTAAATACCTTTTTAAATCGATAGAAGATGGAAACTGATTATGAATATACCAGATGGTATTGATGGATGGGATTTTGATTTTGATAATACAGTTGTCTTCTATCATGATAGTCATGTCCAAATGAAAGACATGAAATCCTGGTTCAGATCATTTTTAAATGACGAAGTGCGTTATGTTCCCGTCGCGCGGTCCGGACCATCAGGACCATATTCTTGGTGGTTCGAACTTACAGATAACGACTTTGTTATGCTCAAAATAGTATTATCAATCACTGAACCTTCTGCTCCACCACGAACATTCTAATTACTCAAAGTATCTTCTTGACATCATTAAAGAATAAATGTATGTTATGAATTAACCAGCCAGTATCATCTCCTTTCCATCATTGCGTCCCTGGTTGGTCAAGCGGGTCGGGCAAGAGTCCGACCCGCACTCATCTATGATAAGTATTTGACAATCATAGATAAAAAGTGTATTATTATTAACATGGAAGCAAAAATCGAGCTGCTCGATGAAGTGAATTGTAAAATTCACGGTCTTAACACGTCTACTAGGCGCAAGTTACATGATGAGTTTAGCTTCATGCTACCTCATGCTTATCACGTCCCGGCTTTTAAAATGGGTAGATGGGACGGCAAGACCAACTTCTTCGCTCTAGGCGGCAAAACATATGTAAATTTGTTAGAAGATATTCTGCCCTCGCTCCTTGAAGAAGGATACGAGGTCAGTCTAATTGACAATCGCAATAAGTATGATCTAGAACTCACTCCAATTGATGTAGATCACTTTGCGGATCGTGTATGGCCTGAAGGTCATCCAGTCGCCGGCGAACCTGTTATATTGCGCGACTATCAACTAGAGATCATCAATAACTTTTTGAAGAACCAATCCAGTGTTCAAGAAGTAGCAACAGGAGCAGGCAAGACACTTATTACAGCCGCCCTGAGCGACCTCATCGAGCGCAGTATGACAGAAGAACAGTTAGTGATGCACAAGCTAACAACTGGCAGCGACGGCGGCGCTAGAACTATTGTGGTTGTGCCAAACAAAGGCTTGGTTACCCAAACAGAAGAAGACTACCAAAATCTGGGTCTGGATGTGGGAGTATATTATGGTGATCGCAAAGAATACAATCGCACCCACACCATCTGCACTTGGCAAAGCCTAGAGATCATACAGAAGAATTTCAAGAACGGCAAAAGCGACATGAGTCTAGAGGACTTCACACGTGGAGTCATGGCAGTGATTGTTGATGAGGCACACGGCGCCAAGGCTGATGTCCTCAAGGCCATGCTGGTCGGCGCGTTCCGTAACATACCAATACGTTGGGGGCTAACGGGCACCATACCCCCTGAAGAACACGCCGCAGTGGGCCTCAAGGTATCGTTGGGGCCAGTTGTGGGAGAGCTAGCAGCCGCTACACTACAAGCTGACGGGGTGCTATCAAACTGTCACGTTGACATAATACAGATGCAAGACAATGTGCTTTATGATAACTATCAGAGTGAGTTGAGTTATCTTACCACTGACAGCGCAAGACTAGACTACATGGCAGAATTTATCATGGCTATCGCTGGTGAAGAAAATACACTCGTGTTAGTCGATAGGGTAAAGGCTGGACGAGGCCTACTAGAGAGGCTACCTGAAGACCGAACCGTGTTTGTTAGTGGCGAGATGAAGAACGAAGACCGCCGCGGACATTACAAAGATATTTCAAACAGCGATGGAAAGATCATCGTTGCAACCTACGGGGTCGCGGCCGTGGGTATTAACGTTCCCCGAATTTTCAATATGGTGCTTGTGGAACCTGGCAAGAGCTTTATCCGTGTGATTCAAAGTATCGGGCGCGGATTGCGCCGTGCTGAGGATAAAGATTTCGTCAACATTTACGACATTTGTAGTTCAGCCAAGTTTAGTAAACGCCATCTCACGTCAAGGAAGAAGTTTTATAAAAAGGCCGAGTATCCTTTCAAGATCAACAAAGTAGATTGGCGACAAGACCAAAAACTGATTCGTGAATTAGGGAAACGAGTATTAAAGGAACCCCAAGTTGAAAATCTTAACCAGTGAAAATCAAACTTACGAGTTGGATTTCGTACCTGATGAGATTGATGATATTCGCTATTGCGTTCTCGATTACAGTGACAAGCAAAATCCTGATTACTACTTTATGCCGCTCGTATTTTTGGAGATCTTCAATGCTCCAGCAGCAGTATTACAAGTGGGTGATTATACATTTAAGATGCCTATTGACTGGAGTTTGATCATATGTGACAGCGAAATTGGTGAGCCTGAAGTTATACCTATCACGTCACTTAATGACAGAGGGTTTTCAGCGTTTACTATTAATCCTATCTCAAGCTACATGCCCAGCTATCAAACCATTGAAATCGTCAATGTATACAGCGAGGTTAAATGGCATTTTCCTAAACTCAAACAAGGACATTTGTTAGCAGTGCCAATGGGAGATCAAGACGGATCAAACTGCGCGTTCTTTGTCAAAGAAACCAGCAAGGTTCCTGATGTGCTCGACATAAGCGAACTATGGTAGACCGTGCAATTGTATACGCCCCCTATCTACCACTCTTCCCAGGTCAGCTAACGACATTGGATGGATCAAAACACTATAATGACCGCCCGTATATGTGTATAATGAATATGTTAGGTCTATTGAATAACGGAAAAACGAGATGCCAACAATTAAAGAAGAGATGTCTGCGATTGATTTACGCAAGTATAATTGGTATGCCAATCTCAATGAAGACGACAAAAAAGAGTTGAGCATGTGGGTCCTCATGCGTTACTGTTCTAGCACGAGCAGTAAGGTTGATGACATCAACCATTTTTATCTCAATATGACAAACGAACTAGTCAACGTCAATTTTAACGATCTGCGTCACTATCCTGATTTGCAGTTTCGTCTCATGCAATGTGTTGGTATTGGCAGTAACCAGTTTCACGCTTGGATCAAACCTGGCAAGAGAAAGAAGTCAAGCAAGGGCAATGCAAAGCTTGAGGAATTCTATCTTGGTCTATACCCTCATCTAAAAGACGATGAGTTGGCAATGGCATTGGATTCAATGAGCGAACAAGACGTTCGCGATATGCTTGAGGACGCCGGCATACCCAAGAACAAGGTAAAAGAATATCTCAAATGACTTTCAAGTGTGAGTATTGTGGAAATACCTTCAAGCGCGAAAGCTCATTGACTAATCACATGTGTAAGATCAAGAAGCGTTTCCTTCAACGCGACGAGCAACATGTTAAATTGGGCCTGAAGTTTTTTGATGATTGGTATCGTATCGCTATGGGCGCTAGTGGTCATAAAACATACGAACAATTTGCAAAAAGTCAATATTATGGGGCTTTTGTTCGTTTTGGACTTTACGTTCTCGAAACCCGCGTGTTAGCACCAGAGCGTTATCTAAGCTGGCTGATACGTGAGAAGACGCCCGTAGACAGGTGGTGCAAGGACAGCATATACAACCAATATCTGGCTGAACAAAGCAAACGGGAAACAGCAGAGCGCGCTCTAGAGCGTTTTGTTATACATGCTGATAGCTGGTCAGAACGCACAGGATATCACTGGACAGAATACTGGCGCGAGGTCAAACCACATACGTTGGTCAATGATATAAAAATGGGCAAGGTATCTCCATGGGTATTTCTAGGATACAGCAAAGCCAAAGACGCTCTTGATGAATTACCAAATGAACTGTTAAATGATATTGCTGAGACAATTGATCTCTCTTATTGGCAACGCAAATTAGAACTGAACCAAAGAGACGTTAAGTGGATTGAAGGAATATTAGATGTCAAAACAACCTAAGTATTTGTTCCTTCCAATAAAAGCAATTGCGTCAGATAGCAGAATCGATTCAGATCAAGACCAAGTCATGATTTTATTATCTGATTACACTTATTGGGGCCATCCAAAAATTAATAAGGCTTTGGAAAAATGGTGTGATGAATATGGCGCCGTCCTGGATGGATTGACATTGGTTTTTCCTGATGATGAAACATTTTTGTTATTTAAGATGACATGGGTATGATATAAATGAAACCAGCAGTAACAGATATCGATATTGACACACCAGATCGTGACAAAATTCTAAAGCTATTTCGTCATACAATCGCAAGCAACCACAGTGGTAAAAAACCCAGGGCTCATAATACTGGTGTATATTTCCATCGTGTGCCAGAAGATCCTTTAACTGGTCGTTGTAGCATTGATTACCAAGAAGCCGAGGATTTGGGATATTTCAAAATTGATGTTCTCAATGTCGGTATCTATAAGGATGTAAAAGATGAACAGCACATGAATCAATTGCTTGAACGAGAGCCTGTGTGGGAATTGTTAGAGGAAAAAGATTTCTGTGATATGCTATTCCACATACGTGGACACCATGACATTTGTCGTCAAATGAAGCCACGCAATGTTGAGCAATTAGCAGCGGTTTTGGCTATGATTCGACCAGCAAAAAGATCACTTGTTGGTAAGGAGTGGGATCATGTCATGAAACATGTCTGGACCCGCCCACGTAACGACGATTACTACTTTAAGAAAAGCCATGCTGTCGGCTATGCAATGGCTGTCAAATTACATATGAATTTATTGGTTGAAAAAATAAATGAATAAAATTGATCATTTAAATGAACATGGATATGCTGTTTGGAAAACCCTCGTTTCACCTACCTCTCTCTATAGCCTAGTATATCATAAAGACACATTTGATATTCCTCTGCGTGGTCATGACATAAATGGAAATTATTATGAGTGTTATCACCGCAGTGTTGAATGGGCAAATTATTGGACACTACCACTCAATCAAAACAATCGAGTCAGAGAAATACGTGCCAATGTTGACCCTGTTGTTGAGCAACTTCTAGATCGTCCGGTTTTTTATCATGCTGATGCCAGTGTATTAACAGAATTAAACAATACTATACGACCACATATCGATACACCACATAGACATAAGCCTTGGAATAAAAAAATTGACCGCAGGCTTGGAATACAAGTTGCAATGCCCATGCATGACATGAAAGTTACAGCTGGCATAACAGCATTTGTTCCTGGTAGTCATCGAAAATACTGGGATATAAAGAAATGTTATCGTGGAGATTACACACAACAATTTTTAAGGGAATGTGAACAACCTCAAATCACATATGGAGATATGATAGTTTGGGATGCAAGAACATTGCATAGCCAAATGCCAAATGTTAGTCATTCAAGTCGATACATGTTAATAATGAATTACCTTGAAGAAGACGTTGTTCAAGATGTGATGCAATATGAAGCTAGTCTGCACGCCTAATCAGCTGAACATTCTTTCGCTTTACACGTTTTTGCATGATATCCTTGAGACAAACACTTGGCCCATATTTGATCTCAAAATCTTTGATATTGAATGTTCGCAAGCAATCCTTAAAGGGTGCAAAACGTTTGCCAAGAATGATGTTGATTGGAATCATGCGATTTGTTTCCCACCACCATTCTGCACCATATTCTAAAAACGCTTTGCGAAGTTCTGGTGTTTTGATTTCGTCAAATACATACATGCTAATCAAGTTTGCGTCTTGATTTTGTATGATGCCCAAATATTCATTCTTGCCGTAAACTGCTACGGTCAAAAAAGGATACTCATCAAGCAAATCTTCTAGTTTAATATTTCCTGTCATGCACCTATTTATACGCAAAACGTCTTGGTGATTTTTGATAAATATCTGCATGACAGTTTATGTATATAATACGCCACACGTTTCCAGTCCGATCAATGATCGCCGCGCAGGAACATATCGTGTTGGTAGTGATAGTCCTGATCCAATACAGATTTATAAGGGATGGGACACAGTGTTGTATTTTGCGTTCCGAAACCACACCAATCGAGCTTATTTAACAGTGGGATCTACCATTACGGCGCGCGTATACAATACAGAAAATGTTGAAGTTTTCGAAGGCACAATGGTAAGTGATCCTTTGATGGACGGCGCTGCAACTTTGTTTATGAACGCAGCCCAGACTGATATTTTCGAGGCCGGACTATATAGCATGATTGTCGAAGTCACTGATGAGCGCGGCCGCACTTTGGTTGCCCAAACCAGCACCCGCAGCCTTCCCCGCTTTGTAATTGAAGTTATTGACCAGACTACAGTGGCTCTAAACATCTGATAGACACGTCCAGACTATTGTAATATACTGATTCTAAATGCATTTCTTTGTGGAGTTTATTCGCAACCGAACCGTCGGTTGGCGGCCCAGTAGTTCAGGCTGGGTGACAGGAAACTGTCCTGTTTGTGTTCGCATGGGTGAACCTCGTCCTGATACAAAACAACGTGGTGGTTTTCAATTCTCTGATAATGAATGGGTTTATCATTGCTTCAATTGTGGTTTTAAGACAGGTTGGTCCAAAGGTCATCGCATGAGTAGTGGTGTTCAGACTCTACTCTCGGGCATGGGATTCGATCGCAGCGATATACAACGTCTAAATATCGAATTGATGCGTGAGGAAGAAACTGCAAATCTACTCAATCCGTTACCAGAAGAAAAACCTGCCTATACACCAGACTGGCCTGAAAGAAGCTTACCTGAAGGCACATCACTAATATCAGACATTGCGCCAGTCAAAATGAACAAGAACTTTGAAGCTGGATTGGTTATGCTCAGTGATCGTCATCTTTTACATTGGCACGATTGGGCATATACTGATGCTGATTTCAAATATCGAAAACGTATCATCCTGCCTTATAGGTATAAAGGAAAGATAGTTGGCCACAATGCAAGATTTATTGGATCGCCGCCAGCTAATACACCCAAATATATAGTAATCAAGCCACCACATTTTGTTTTTAATCTTGACAGACAAAAGCCCGAACGGAATGCTGTGATTGTGGTGGAAGGAGATTTTGACGCCATAAGTATCGATGGTGTTGCACTTGGCACTAACAGTGTCAGCAATGAACAAGCTAGCTTGATCAACCAATTGAACAAGAAGACCGTGCTGTTACCAGATGCTGACAGGTCAGGTAATTCTCTAATTGGCCCTGCAATTGAGCAGGGATGGCATGTGAGCTTTCCAGAATGGATGGAGTTGTATAAAGATGCAAACCAAGCCTGTGAAAAACTTGGTTCGCCTTTTGTATTAAAAAGCATATTGTCAAGCGCAACAGATAACCCAACCAAGATAAGAGTTTTGGCAAAAAGATTTCTCAAGGACTAAATTGCAGGATATTAGAACATTTGATGAGTGGATTGATGAACCAAGATGGTCCTGGTATTATACTCCATTATGGCGCTGTCATGCCGTAAGAGTAGAGATACATGAATTAACTTCTACGTCTCGTTTATATCAGTCTGGTGGTTCACTTATGTCAACAAGTCAACTCAGACCCGACCTTATAGTATACCACATTTATTTTACACCAGAAGAGTTTGTGATGTGGAAATTAGAATCTAATGCATTGAATTATGACAAAACAAATATAGACCAAGGATATGTTTACAGTTAATGGCTGAAGAATACAATACAGAGTTACAAAGACTATACCTAGAATTCCTAGTAAGTGATCACGAATTATTTGTGCGTTGCAATTCAATTCTGGATGAAAGTTATTTTGACCGCAGCATACGTGATAGTGTTAAATTTCTCCGCGAGTATGCTGATGAATATGGTGCGGTTCCTGAGATCAAACAAATAAGAGCAAAAACAGGTCTGGAATTACAAGACATTGGCAAAGCTGGCGCAGACCATCGTAATTGGTTCCTAGATGATTTTGAACGATTTTGCCGACACAAAGCCCTTGAAGCAGCTATCCTGCAATCCACAGACAAGTTAGAACGTAAGGAATATGGTGCAGTTGAGGAATTAATCAAACAGGCAGTCCAAATTGGTCTAGCAAAAGAACTAGGTACCGACTATTGGGAAAATCCGGCAGAACGACTACAGCGTATCATGGAACGCAAGGGTGGAACCAGCACAGGCTGGTCCACGGTTGATTATTACTTATACGGCGGCTTCAATCGTGGAGAGCTCAATATTTTTGCTGGAGGAAGCGGCGCGGGCAAGTCACTCTTCCTTCAAAACCTAGCAATCAATTGGGTTGAAAAAGGATTCAATGTTGTTTACGTGAGTCTCGAACTCAGCGAAGACTTGTGTGCAATGAGACTTGATAGCATGATTACTGGTTTGCAAACCAAAGAGCTATTCAAGAACATGGAGGACGTTGCGCTCAAAGTTAGCATGAAGAGCAAGAAGTCAGGCAAGTTGCAAATTGTGCAGTTGCCCAATGGCATCAATGTCAATGATCTCCGTGCTTATATTAAAGAATATCAGATCCAAAACGACATCCGAGTCGACGCTATCCTAGTTGACTATTTGGATCTTATGATGCCAGCAAAGGCTAAGGTAAGTGCCGACAACGTGTTTCTCAAGGATAAGCACGTATCAGAAGAATTGCGCAACTTTGCAATGGAAGGTGATTACCTCTTTGCTACGGCAAGCCAGCTAAACCGTGGTGCTGTTGATGAAGTAGAGTTTGACCACAGCCACATATCAGGTGGATTGAGTAAGATTCAGACAGCAGACAACGTGATTGGTATTTTCTCCAGTCGTGCCATGCGCGAGCGTGGACGAGTTCAGATACAGTTTATGAAAACTCGTTCAAGCAGCGGTGTTGGACAAAAGGTTGACTTGGGATTTGATCTTGATAGTCTTAGAATACGAGATTTGGAAGAAGATGAGGATGATGCTGAAACAGTAACCGGCAATGCTCTTTATGAAAAGCTAGCTAAAAAGCCAAAAGAAACTGAAGATCGGGTTGATCGAACCGAAAGAGCTATAAACAATGGTGACAAACTAAAGGCCATACTAAAAAGAAGCGAGTGACGGATAAATAATACTAGAAAAAGGACCCCGTCATGGTGAAAAAGCGCACTCGCAGTATACTTGAGGAAATCAGTCGTATTGATATCCACAAGGATAAAGAGCACTTTATCGAATCCAAGGCCCGTAATGTTATCGCAGGCACTGAAAATCTATTGACTCTTATCAATGAGACATATGATGAAGACACGGCACACGATTTGACCAAAAGACTGCTAAATGCTATTCGCACACAGGATCCAAAAAAGTTTGAGCGAGGCATAAGGAAGGTCAATGAAAGTCGAAGATATCCTAAGCGGAGGTCATAAACGACGCAGCCGTCGTGGACCACGAAAAGGCAGAATTAAAGGCATTGAACTCGCTCCAATCAAGTTGCGTGAAGGCGGTCATATGGATGGAGTTGGTGCTATTCACATTGATGAGATCAAACCAACACTTCAGAAACTTGAACGTGACTTGGGTATTGATCTTCAAAATAATGTTCTTGGCAGCGTAGGAAAGAAAGAATTTAGCGGCGATATTGACGTCGCAATTCATATCAAACCAGAAGATTTTGAAAAATTCAAATCACAAGTAGAAAAGTCGCCTATTGTTGATGACACTGTAAAAGGTCCTCTTGTGCTTATGAGCCGTGTTCAAATTCAAAACTACGATCCTGAACTCAGCACAGATAAAAAGCGCACAGGATATGTGCAAGTTGATTACATGATGGATGAAGATCCAGAATGGCTCAAAACGTTTTATCATGCGCCAAGTGAAAAAGAAAGCCGCTATAAAGGAGCTCATCGTAATATTGCAATTGGTGCCCTAAGCCAGTTTGTTGATCGTGAAGAAGGATCAGAAAAAACTCCTGATGGTCGTCCTGTTGAAGTAGAACGCTATATGTTCTCAAGCACCAAGGGCCTGGTCCGTGTCCGTCGTCGACTCAAGCCGCGTAAAGATGGCAAGGGCTATACCAAAGCCTGGGAGAATGAAGTAATTGGCGGGCCTTGGAAAACAGGCGATGAGATTGCTGAAAAATTGGGACTTGGCACAGCAAAAGACCTTAATAGTTTTGAAACAATTTTTTCAGCAATCAAGAAAAATCATCCCCGCCTAGTTAAGCCTTTCGCACAGGCTATAGCAGCAGACAAGACAATCCAAGATATGGGTGTGCCAGACGAGATCAAAGAGTATCTATGAGAATACGTCACCTAATAGAAGCTGACCGCAAAAAGATGGGCAGGGACCTCAATCACATTGAGGACCTTGTTTTCTTCTATGGAAGTGATGGAGCACAAGAGGCCCTAGAAATACTTCAAGATTTGACAGATGATGATCGTCATGATCTCAGCATTAAGTGGGATGGCAAGGTTGCGTTGTTTTATGGGCGTGATGAGGATGGTGTGTTCGGAATGGGGACAAAAGGCAATTGGGCCAAGAACATGCCCATGACAAGCCCAGAGGCAGCCTATGAGTATATTACAACGGCAGGCAAGGGAGAAGACTGGCGGAAAGAAATGGGACAGGATTTCATCAAGATATTCCCCATGCTTGAAAACAGTGTGCCACAAAACTTCAGTGGATATGTGACTGGCGATTTGATTTTTTCACCAGTGTTAGCACCCAAGAAAAAAACACCAGAAGGTATCCAGTTCAAGAGCAATCAGGTTGTTTACACGGTTGATCCTCAGAGTGAACTTGGCAAGCGTGTAGCACAGGCTGAAGTTGGAATGGCCCTGCACCTTAAATTTGATTCATGGAATAGTTCAAATAAAGCTGTGATCGGACAAGATACAGTAAAACAGTTGAATTCGCCACAAGTATTGGCACTAGGACAAACGTATGCACCCAGCGCACCACGTTTGGACGACAGCGTTCTCAAGAAACTCTCCAGTATGATACAAAAGAACAGCCACGCAATTGATAGTTTAATTGAACGTCGCGCCGGACTGAGCGATATACCAAATATCATATACACATTTAATAATCAAATGACTAGAGCAGGCAAAGCAAACGATGTTTCAACACAAGAGTTTTTCGAGTGGCTTTCTGGAAGCAAAGTAAGTGCTAACAAACAAGCCAAACTAGCTGCAATAAACGAAGAAAATCCTCGTGCTTTCCCAGCACTTTTTGAGTTAGTTCGTGCAGTTGCTGATGCAAAGAACAATATCATTGATCAGTTAGAAGCCGCTACGACAGATATTCGAGCATCAACAGACGGACAGGCCGGGGGCGAAGGCTATGTAAGCCTTAAACACAAAGTAAAATTGGTTCCACGCCATCGTTGGCGACCAAGTTAAGGAGAAGACAGATGGCAGAAGGCAAAGGACTCGTGTCATGGCTTAAAGCCAATGCTGGTGCAATACTAATACCACTAGCATCAGGTGCAATTGCATTGGTAGTTTCATATGGTTCATCAATCGAAGAAGAAACGCGGCTTTATAATCGTGTTAGTCAATTAGAGGCAGCAGTTTCATCTCTTGAGAATCAAGACAATGAATTTGACGAAGATATTGACGATCTAGAAGATTTGGTTGACGATAAAAGCAGAGCAGTTGAACAGATGGTTATCAGTGAGGGCCGTGATCTTGAACGCAGCATAATTAGATTGGAAGGACGTGTTGAAAATCTTAATCGACGCTTGACTTTTCTTGATGGTATTGGTGGTCCAGTCTATGGTCCAACTTATGAAAATTACAGCGTTGACCCATCTAATGACAACATGACACAGCCCTCAGAAACGGAATAAAATGGAATTAAAACTTATTACAGAATTTAACGAAAGCACACAGTATAGAAGCAAAAGTGCCTTCCGCCAGACTGATGCTCGCACAGTCTGTGATCATGCCTTCATGGACATGATTGCTTTGTGGATTCTATACAACGAAAACGAGTTTGCTCCTTGGGCATTGGAATATGCTAGTCGCACAGTTCAGTTCAATCGCTTTACTAACTATCGCCAAATGGGCACAGACCTTTATCTCAATTTGCATGTGATTACTGAAAAAAGAACAGATCTTCTCGGAATGAATGACAAGGATCTAATCATGCTTGACCGCGTCCAACTTGATGTTCCTAATATTGTTCGTTATCTTCGCATGATGTCACAGAACAATATAAACCAAGGAATGGCGAGAATGACACTGCAAAAACTTGAACATTCCCTGCACATCAATAATTCAAATTATCGCAGTGTGCGTCGTATTGCACAAAATTGGCCCAATCTTGCAACTAATCAGAAGCGCATGGTAATCACACGTATGAATTTCTTTTATCAGATGAATGCCCGTCGTTCTGAAGTATTCAAGCAAATTAAATTGCTTGGTAAGAGTCAAGGCCTAATAGCAAAAGATGCAAATAATCCAGAGATACCCTTTGCTGCTAAAGCAGCGGCCGCCGCCGCTGCTGGCGCTACTGGATATGCAATAGGCCACAGGATTGGTAAAAGTCTTCTATGACCCAACAAATATTAGCTTTCACTCTGGTTGATATCACAGATAGTGGCACAACCAGAGTCCGAGATAGCAATACAAAAGAATATCATCAGCAACAAAATCTCAACGTTCTTTTGCAGACCATTGGATTGAGAGCGCAGCCGTTCGATCCAGAGGTTCAAATCCTTGAAAATGAATCACTAGATAATATGGGATTTGGGGAATTTTTTGGAATCGACCCACAAAGAGTATGGTCATTGAAATTCCAAGTTGAACATGAAATGGCATGGAGCGATGGCGTTGATCAATTAGCACTCCTCAAGCAAGATGCAAATGGTGTAGCAATTACTAGTGATCTAGACAACACAGTTGAATTTCCTATAAATGCGTTTGATACCCGGGATAATGTAAATCTTTATTTTGCAATCAATTAACAGGCTACCTAATTTTTTAACAAGCCCAATAAATATGATTGTAAGGGAATTAGATGACTACACCTTTTAATAGCGAACTTGAGAAAAAGAATCTCGAAGTACACGTTGACATGGAACGTCAACGGTTTGCAATCCTATCTGAAAAAGTCGAGACGTTGGATGAACGCATGGATGCGGTTTTTAGTGAAATCGGTGATTTTCGCAAAGAACACGCAAAAAACATGCAACAGATACGAGAAGAAAATGCCCTTAACTCACAAGGAACACACAAGCTGTTCGTAGGAGCAGCAGCAACAGTAATTGGCGGACTCTTGAGCACTATTGTTGTTCTGTTAATTGCTTTTATATAAAACACTCTTGCATTACAACTTGCGTCGCCTCTAGGGGCGGCGCCTTTTTATTAACGGATAGCATAAATACCCAAAAGGAAACGTTATGAAACTGAATGATATTACGGGAGAGAGTGATTCACTAGTCGAGACCAAAATGGTCTGGGCAAAGTCAGGTGGAAAAGTCGCCCGCAAATATCGTTGCACATTTGGAAAACGTAAAGGTCGTGTTGTAAGCGATCCAAGCCAATGTAGCAAGCCAGTTGACATGAAAAAGCGTTTTACCCTGCGCCGCACCAAAGCGCAAAAAGGTAGTAGAATGACTCGCAAGGCACAACGCACCAAACGCACAAATCCAGCGAGCAAGATGGTAAAGGCACTAAACAAATGACAGATATTGACAGACTACGCAAACTGAGTGGTATTTCAGAAGATAATGACAATTCGACGCTAGAAAAAATCCAAAAAGGTATTAGTAACTACGTTCGTCAGGAAAATGATCATCATTGGCCTTTTGGTTTTGAGCGCGAGTTGGCTGAATTTATTCAAGCTGAGTTGGAAAAAGATGAGACAGTTGATAATATGCCACAATGGGGAGAACGCACATGAAACTTCTTGAAGCAATCGAAAGCACTTCAGTAAAAGATGCTATTCAAAAGATGGTAACTGATATGTTCAATGATGAGTTGGACGATAATCGTCTTGATCAAATTATTGATGGTCTTAGCCTTAGCGATCTACTTGCCCTTGACCAGGCCTATCAAGATGGCGACAAAGAAACAATTAGCAAAATACTTGGACCTTTTCCAAAATTGGAATACAGCATGGGCGCAGGCCGCCAATCCAGCAGCGCAGCAAGCAACCGTCCAGCACCAAGAACCGCAGGCGGCCAGCAAGCAAGCAAAAAACCAGGGACGCAAAAAACAGTAAACACCAACCGTAACTATAGCAGCGGTGTCCAAAACGCTGTTACCACAAAGAATGTTGATGGTGAAAATGGAGACGATCCTGAAGCAATGGTTAAAGATGATGAACCAGTTGAAGAAACCAACAGTGGTTCATTCAATGACGAGCGATTCAATTCACATGAAGTTATCCGCGCCCTTGAAGGAATTGCAAGTGATGAAGAAGGCGATGATCCTGTGTTTTCATCAGGACTACAACAGCTAGCCAATCGCATTAATCAAAGCTATCCTGATAGTGTTACTATCGCAGAAATCGTTAACATGCTACAGGAACCACAGCTAAGTTCTATTGATAAAGATGACGTCTTTTATGCCTTGCAAGCTAGTGGAATTATGGATATACAGATGGAAGCAAGCGTCGGCGCGCCTGACTATAATCCAGCAGCAGGTCGCCATAACCAATTCCAAAATAGTGACGACGTGATTGTCACAAGTGGTGAATGGGAAGGTAAGACTGGCATGGTTCAATCAGTGCGCCCTAATAGTGTCACCGTTCGTCTCTATAACCACGATTTCTTAATGGACTTTGAGCCAGATGAGATCGAACACAATGACTATGCAGATAGCGATCAAGAAGAAGACAACATGCGTTTGAGTATGGGCGACGACGAATATGATCGTATACATGGCGACTTGGGTTACAAAGATGAGTCAGTAACCGAAAATGTTGATGTCGTCGACATGGTTAAATGGCTCAAGCGTAGAGCAGGGATTGAATAATGCGCAGTATTGTAACAAAAGGTGGTATTCCTACTTTTGTTTCCAAACATGAGTATACCTTTATTGAAGAAAACTTTGAACATGGAGACATGATTTATAAGAATGAACTTAACGAGCACGAAGCAGAAATTGCTAGAGTGCTAACTACTAGAGGAATACTACAGCGTTTTAGTGATGCTGATAAAGGCATTTACTACACGCAAAATATCAATCGAGGAATTTAAATGTTACCAGTAGAACAGACCTGCCCTAAATGTCACGGACGATTCATGGGGAGCGATGTCATTGGATATCCATGTCCCAGCTGCACAGGAATAAGTGAGCAAAGCCTCATTGAGGCACTCACATCAATGAACCAAATGTATTATCAGGAGGAAGAAAATGACAGACCAAGAACAGACTAACGCAATGGCTAACATCCTTGGCAAACTGGGCCAAGTTGAAGAAGGCACATACGAAAAGACTGGGGGAGGTGCATCTAACGAAGACACAGCAGCAATGGCTGATGTTTTGCGTAAATTACAAGAAACCACTGGTGCGTTTTCACAAGACATTGTGAATGAAAGCAAGAAGCAACCCGACTTGGGTGTTGCCGTTCAGGCGCAGCGCACAAAGGCTGGCGTCAGTGTCAGCCATTATGATATTCAGACCGAGAAGAAAACAGTCCATGAAGGTCTTACAAAAACATTCTATCATGTTGTTGACAACAAGACTGGAGAAATAGTTTATGAGGATCTTGGACTATTTGAAACTGCCATGGGTATTGTAAAACATCTTCTCTATACCAACAACAGCCAAAAACTATCTCGACTCGTCGACCTTGATCAAGAATATGTCGGGGCAATGATGGAGACATATGGTTATAAAACAAGACTCAAGCGTATTGACGAAAGTTCAGTGAAGTATGATGTGACATCAGCCAAATATTCTAATGCTAAATCACGTCTCGGTGCTGTCAAGATGAAAATCCTCAAGGCTCTATAACTAGGGCTTTCGCATAAATACATTACAGACAGTTACGGAGATCTGATATGATTCTAAAAGAATTTACAACACGAGGCGGAACGAAGCTAGAAAAGCTTACTCGCGCCCTCAATGAAAATTACAATTATGATATTAACTTCAAGGGTATGACAGTCGCCCGCGCCGAGCGCCTAGCTGAGCGAGCACGCCTGAAAGTTGAAGAAAACAGTGATGTCAACAAACGCATTAAATTTGCAATGATTGCAGAGAGCCTCGATCTCTGGATGCAAGCAAACGTACAAAGTGAACTTACATCATTCAATTTAGCTGAAGGGCTTGATGACGAAAGCATGGAAGAAGCAAAAGTCATCCTTGCAGCAAAAGAATTAAGCGATAAGATCCAGGGCATGATTGAAGATGCCGCAAAGATGCAGGTTCAAGACCTGCTTCCAATCGTTGATGCCATGAAAGCTGAATTGGGTGGAAGTGAGGCAGATGCCTTTGCTACATCCGCAGACGCAGCATTGGGCGGCCTAGTCGACACACTCAAGTCAGCCAAGGAAGAATATGACGGAGCAATTCAAGCTGCTCAAGGACAAGAACCAGCAACCGACATGGACAACTTTGACATGGACGGCGACATGGGCGACATGGGCGATGAAATGGACACAGACATGGACAACTTTGACATGGACGGCGGCGATGATATGGAAGTTGACGATGAATTTGGTGGTGATGATGCAAATGTTGCTGATGACGAACCAACCGGACGTGAGATGAAAGACGAGATCTAATGCGAGCACACGAGCTGTTTGATAGTGATTATAACGAGGATCTCCGTTCAGAAGTAATCACTCTGCTCACAGCCGTAAGTGCTGAAGGAATAGATCAAGTTAAAACTCAAAACTTGTTAATTGATCTCGAAAACCAGGGTTATGCAGTTGATGAGCAAAGTTTGCTTGAACTTCTCAATACAATGGAAGTGGTTGCGACTGCCAACAGTGATACAATTGAAATTGCCACAAGCGATGCGGACGTAATGGTCGGCCAGGATGCAGATGAAATTGAGCAAGACCGTGTTGATAATTTGGCTACTAATCAAGCAACAAAAGACCTGGGAGACGAAATATGAACGATTTGAATAGGATGAGACAGCTAGCTGGAGTCAGAGAATGGGATGATGAAGGTGAAGATGAATTTGACGGTTCACAATCACTCTGGTTATTGCAAGTATCAGTTAGGCATGAAGGAACATATTTTGCTGGGATTTATTCATCACGAGAATTAGCATGGGATGCATCTGAAAGACTTGATTTAAATAACGACGAATCTGTTAATGTAACACAAGTTACACTTGATGCAGAACCCGAAACCCTTTACTAAGGAAGATATATGGCATATGATTTAACTGCAACCCAAGCCCGCACAGTGTCAACCACAGACCTAGTTATCTACAACGAGATTGACACAATTAGTCGAGCAATTATGGCCGCTGCACTAACAGGTGAATTAAGCACCACAGTAGATGACGGGACCACAATGACAGAAAGCACACCTACTATTACTGTAACCAGTTCTGGTGCAGGTGCCTTTACACCAAGTGAAACCATTGTGCTAGCAGGTTCAACAATTACACTTGGTGATGGTAGTGGTGACGGCACAAATGTCTACCAGGCAACAGCAGATATTAATGCCGCTGATATTACTGGTCTTACAGCTACAACAGATGGAAGCGAAATTACACTATCATATGAACCACCCCAAGCAACCTGGGGAATAACACTGGCAGAAGGATCAGGCTCTGCATTGGCAGATTTGGGCTTTACAGCAGGATCAGAAAGTCCTGCAACACCAGAGAGCGTGGATTATTATAGTGTGTGGAGTGGCGTAACAGAAGACAGAAAGAAATCATATGAGCTTGCACAAGTTGTAAATCATTTTCAGAATCTAGGATATAATATCCTTGCTAAAAAGAACACAACCACAGCATCGAGCGTTATTAAATGGGAGATATATTGGTGATGGATATTAATAGACTGAGACAACTTTCTGGTATGGCAAATAATCCAAAGCCTGCTATTTTTGAAAGTTTTGATGAGAATACCAAAATAGCTATTGAGAGAAATAAAGGTCGAATAGGCCAACCAGTTCTTGGTCCAAAAGAAAATGAATTACCCAACACAATGGTGCTATCTAATGATGGAAATATTATAGCAGTGTCAGCTTCGGGTGGCGCAACTATTGTAATTTATGACACGCTTCTTGAAGAAAAGGAAGATATTTTCTTGCCTGACGAGGCAATTCGCGCACTCGTTAACATGTAATCAAACAAAGACTTAAAAAGGAAAGATAATGGATATTAACAGATTAAAGAAGCTCAGTGGTTTAACAGAAAGCGTGGACCTTGAAGAGCAGGTAGGAAATGAAGGCCTCCTTCGTGCAGCATTGCAATGCTTACAGGCTTGCAAAGAAGGCGATACATCAAGTTGTGATGAAGTTATTTCAGCTATCGAGTTTGAGCTTGACGGTCCTGAGTATTACGATCCTTATCCTAATATGGATCATCGTTATTAATAGGAAGATAGTAAAATGAACATTAACAGATTAAAAAAACTAGCAGGCATGTTAACTGAGTCAATCGATGGTGAGGAAATCGGAGAACATCTTATTGAAATTTCAGAGCATATAGACTACACAATTTCACATATAAATCAACTTCATAATCAAATTATTGGAGATGATCCAGAAGCAGATGCTATTTTAGCTGAAGTCTTGGAAACGATGAAAAACCACGAAATAAAAATACGCAGGCTTGCAGAGTCTAGAATGACAGGAATTTAAGGGCAATATAATGGATATTAATAGACTAAGAGCACTTGCAGGCACAGAAGTTAGTGAAGCTCGACCACGCCGCGGCGAAGTTGGTGCTATGAGCCAAGAAGAAATCACTGAATATGTCTCTGAAGTTGCAGCACTTGTAAACCAGGCAGCAGACAAGTTAGAAAGGATCACACCAGAGCTAGGCCTTGATGCCGACGCTGATGGTATTATCCCAGAAATGCGCCGTATTGCAAAAGAACTAGGGAGCATATAATGGATATTAACAGATTAAGAAAACTAGCAGGCATGATAAATGAGTCAGCTCAATTTGATGAAGATACAAGAAAGATGACGAATGAATTGCATCGCATGATGGACGAGGGTGAAATTGATCCGCGCACAGTTGCAGATGCGGCACTCATATATATGAGCGAAGATGAAGTTGCAGACATGATGCACTCCAACGAAATGATGCCATATGATTCATACGACGATGAAGATGAAGATGAAGATCCAGATTATTTCGACGACCTTGATGCTGGTGATACTGAAATGGATCGCCGTTCAGACCTACGTAGAGGATGGTAAAAATGGATATTGATCGACTAAAACAACTATCAGGATTGAATGAACTTGGTTATGACAGCCCACCTGGTCGCGGCAAGCCTATGGGCGTTGAAGAAATCAACGCCAAAGTTGAAGCTGCAAAAGACAAGGCAATGGACCTCGCACGTGACCTTGAAGCACTGGCCCCACATCTTGGGCTTGACGACGCAGAGGTCCGTGAGATGAGCGATTGGCTAGCAGGACTAGCTGGCGATTTGGATAGTATTTAAGATTTTTCTAGACTTTTCAACATTTTACATGTAATATGGTGGTATGATTGTTGAAAAATTCCCTTATCAAGAAATCAAACGCAAGCGCGTTGAAGGCAAGCGACTCTACGATACCGAGAGTGGCTTTCTTCCTTCTGTAACAACTATCCTTGACAAAACCAAACCAGCTGAAGCAGTTCGAAAGCTTAACGAGTGGCGACGACGTGTAGGGCAGGAAGAAGCCCAACGCATCACAAACGAAGCTGCTAACGTCGGAACTCTTATGCACGGGTTCCTAGAGGAATGGTTACTGACTAACGACTTCAATGCCGGCAAAAACATGCCAAACATAGTGGCAAAGAAAATGGCTGAAACGGTCATTGGAAACATACAAGACGATTTAGACGAAGCTTGGGGCACAGAAATTGGTCTTTACTATCCTGGGCTTTACGCAGGAACAACTGACCTCGTAGGTGTATGGAAAGGCCGCCCAACCATCATGGATTTCAAGCAAACAAATCGTCCTAAGAAGCGTGAATGGATCGAAGATTATTTCATGCAAGGCGCAGCATATGGCCAAGCCCATAACGCTCTTTTTGATACTGACATTGAAAATGTCGCTATCTTTATGTGCTCACGCGATTGTGAGTTTCAATTATTTGAGCTTGATCAAAACGAGTTCAAAGAGTATAGTGAAAAATTTGCTTATCGAGTGGGCAGATTTTACGAACTCGATAAATAAAAACAAGCGGGATAGACGCAACATATAGTGTCATTAATACACTATGAGCGCACTATACGTTGTTGAAAAACAATATTAGTCAACACTGTGGAACAACTGAACATTAGTCAGTTACGAAATTTGTGGTTGCGTTCACCCGATGAACGTCTAGCAGGTTGGAGAGAGTTTAGGATTGAACTTCAGTCCTCGTATGACCTATACGAGGCAAACGGCACTGACGCGGATGACAAAATCCTTCTGTCTTGTCTACAAGCTATTAGCACGTGGTGGGAACAAACACCGCTTGTTAGCGTAGCTATTGATCCGTTCGATTCTAGCTCATGGCCAACTGTCTGGGAAATCATTGATCAAGGTGAATGCTGTAAGTATAGTAGAGGCCTTGCAATGGCGTATAACATGCATTATATGGATACAAACGTCAAAATCACCCTAGACCGGGTGCACGACCTCACCTTCAATGACGAATACATGATTGCCAATTTTGGTGACAAGTATGCCTTGAACTCACTACATGGACAAATTATAGACCCTCATGTTGACTCTTTGGATATAAGAGAGTCGTGGGACATACAACGATCTCTCCTAGAAAATCAATACTAAACAACAGGAGAACGTGATGAAAGATATCGATACCCGTGCCCTTATGGGAGAAGCCAAATTCTATGAAGGATATAGTCGCTGGGATGATGACTTAGGCAGGTATGAAACATGGGAAGAAAGTGTTGCCCGTGTTATGAATATGCACCGTGAGTTTTACAAAGACAATATGACAGAAGAGTTGTCATTGCTCATTGATGAAGCAGAGGCACTTTACAAACTCAAATATGTGTTAGGTGCACAACGAGCACTTCAATTTGGTGGTGAGCAGATCCTCAAGCACCAGATGCGTATGTATAATTGCACTTCGTCGTATGCTGATCGCCCAGCTTTTTTTGGCGAACTATTTTACGTTCTCCTATGTGGAGCGGGCGCGGGTTTCTCAGTTCAGAAACACCACGTTGCGAAGTTGCCAAAAGTGGCGCAGCGCAAGGGCCAAGCCAAGATCCACGAAGTAGAAGACAGCATTGAAGGCTGGGCTACAGCACTAGACGTCCTCATGTCAAGTTTCTTTGAAGATGGCGGCAAGCACCCAGAATATATAGGTCGTCGAGTTTATTTCGACCTCAACAAAATACGTCCTCGTGGCGCAATGATCTCAGGAGGATTCAAGGCACCTGGTCCAGAGCCTCTACGCAAGGCACTTGACAAGATCGAGCATCTTGTGCAAGGTGCAGTGCTAGCAGGTCGCAACACACTCAAGCCCATTGAAGTGTATGACATTTGTATGCACGCCGCTGATGCTGTTCTAGCCGGCGGTGTTCGTCGTTCAGCCACCATCTGCTTGTTTAGCCCTGATGATCGTGAAATGATCGAGGCAAAAACAGGCGACTGGTATATCCGTAACCCGCAGCGTGGACGTTCAAACAACAGCGCAGTGATTGTGCGTAAACAAGCAGACCGTGAACAGTTTTCAGAAATCATGAAGAGCATTCGCCAATTTGGAGAACCAGGTTTTGTGTTTACTGAAAGCACAGAGCATACATACAATCCTTGTGTTGAAATCGGCAAATATCCGGTCCTCATTGAAGGCAAGAAAAAGCGCAGCGGCTGGCAAGGCTGTAACCTAAGTGAACTTAATGGCGCCAAAGCGACTACTAAGGAAGAGTTTCTCAAAGCTTGCCGTGTAGGTGCTATATTGGGCACCCTGCAAGCAGGTTACACAGATTTCAAATTCCTTGATGAAACCAGCAAGAAGATTTTTGACCGTGAAGCACTTATTGGAGTGAGCATTACAGGGTGGATGAACTCACCAGACGTCTTGTTTGATGAAAAGATCCTCAAAGAAGGTGCAGAGCTTGTCAAGCGTGTCAACCGTCAGGTTGCCAAGCTACTAGGAATCAATCCAGCGGCGCGAACAACATGTGTCAAGCCAAGCGGTAACGCTAGTGTTCTCCTAGGCACATCAAGTGGTATTCATGGTGATCATTCACCTAGATATATTCGTCATGTTCAAATGAACAAAGATACGGAAGTTGCACAACTATTTGCCAAGACCAATCCATATATGGTTGAGGAAAGTGTCTGGTCAACAAACAACACTGACTATCAGATTGCTTTCCCAGTCATTGCCCCAAAAGAGTCGCTGTTCAAGCGAGACCTCTACGGCGTTAACTTGCTTGACAAAGTCAAGCTTGTTCAAAATAGCTGGGTTGAGTATGGCACAGACGAGAGTCTTTGTGTCGACCCAACAGTGCGCCACAATGTGAGTAACACAGTTCAGGTTGCAAACGATCAATGGGATGAAGTTGAAGAATATTTGTTCACTAACCGTGATAGTTTTGCGGGTATCAGTTTTATCTCTGTTAGTGGTGACAAAGACTTCAACCAAGCACCATTTACAGAAGTTCTGACTGAAGAACAGATTGTTGCAAAATATGGAAGAGCAGCTATGTTTGCCAGTGGATTGATTGTCGAGTCAACCAAAGGGTTTGGAGATTTGTGGTCAGCAACATTTGCAGCACAACAAGACCAAGAGCAACGAGGCGAACAAGCTGACCTAGGTGCTGAATGGACCCGACGTTTCAAGAAGTTCTCCAACAATTATTTTGATGGTGATGAAAAGAAGGCTGAGTATTGTCTCAAAGATGTCTACTTGTTACACAAATGGACAAAAATCCAACAAAACATGCAGCCAGTTGATTTCTTGACAGGCCTATCTAAGAAAATGTATACTGACATAGATCAAATGGGCGCTCAAGCTTGCGCGGCAGGAGGTTGTGAGATTTGACCGGAGATGTTATTCATTCAGATGCTGTTACAACAATGCGACAGCATCTGAATGATAATTCGATTGATCTTGTTTTGACCAGTCCGCCTTATGATGATTTGAGAACATACAATGATTCAATACAGTGGAGTTGGTCGGTTTTTGAAGAATCTGCCGCTGACCTAACGAGAGTAATCAAACCTGGCGGCGTGATTGTTTGGAATACAGGCGATCAAACTATTAATGGTAGTGAAACAGGAAACAGTTTTAGACAAGCATTGCATTTTAAAGACCAATGCGGATTGCGACTTCACGACACTATGATCTGGCAAAAGAGCAATTTTAGCAATCCAAGTCGCAATCGTTATCACCAGGTATTTGAATACGTTTTTATATTGAGTAAAGGCGCACCAAAAACATTTAATCCCATCATTGATCGCAAAAATGTCTATGGAGGTCAACCTGGATCATTTGGTGAAAATACGGTTACAAATCGTGATGGCAGCAAAAGTGTTCGTGATCGCAAAATCAATCGCGAGTATGGTATGAGGCATAATGTATGGATTGTAAATACTGCTGGACAAGAACGAACGGCGCGGCGCTGGGGTCACCCAGCCATGTTTAGTCTCGAATTTGCTATGGATCAAATGCGTTCGTGGAGCAACCCTGGTGATCTGGTTTACGATCCTTTTGGTGGTAGTGGCACTACAGCAGAGGCAGCGATACGTCTTGATAGAGATTTTGTAATCAGTGAAATTGATCAATCATATTGTGAGATCATAAAGGAAAGAATTGATGCTACATTACGTAAAGGGTGATGTAACCGATGCAAAACAACAGGTCGTTGCCCACGGCGTGAATTGTTCCGGCGGCTTTGGTAGTGGCGTTGCTGGCGCTATTCGCCGTAAATATCCTGAAATACGAGAAGCATATATCAAACACGAACCCAAAATGTTGGGAACCTGTCAATTTGTTGAACATGCTGATCGCATCTGGGTAAATGCATTTACTCAACAAAACTACGGCTATGATGGTGCACAATATGCTGACCTCACAGCCGTTGGACTTTGCTTTGCTGAGATCGCAGACTATATGGACGAGCATGGCCTTGTAACTATTGCCATGCCAAAAATTGGCTGCGGACTTGGAGGACTCGACTGGGATCAAGTAAGTGTTCTAGTTGAAGGACTATTTGAAGACCACGAGGTCTACGTTTACGAACTATAGGAAAATAATATGTCAGAAACTATTATATGGAGCAAAAATGGCTGCCCATATTGCGATCAAGCTAAAGTATTGCTTGATGGTTCGGGTATTGAATATCAAGAGCGCAATATTAGTGAACAACCAGAGCTAAGAGAAACACTACTTGAAACACTGGATCAGGTCAATCCTGGTGCACCAAAAACTGTCCCGCAAATCTGGCTGCATGGTAAGTTTGTTGGAGATTATCGCGCTCTTTGTCAATATTATGAAGATCACAATATGTGGTCTGGAAACACAGGAGTTTAAATGTTAACACCAAAGATAAATGAAGTTGTAACCCTCAAACTTGTTTCAGGGGAAGAAGTAATAGGATATTTTGTTGCTGAAGACGCAGAATCAATTGTTTTGCGAAAACCACTGGTTCCAGTCGCAACAGGACAAGGGTCAATAGGACTAGCGCCTTTTGTGATGTCAAGCGACTACCTCAAACCAGGTGCGAATGTAGATATCCCTTTCAATAAACAAACTATTATTTCCACTGTGCCTACAGAAAAGCAATTTGCTGACGCTTATACACAACAAGTAAGCGGTATTGATATGTCGGCATCTGGAAAGCCAGGACTGATTACTACATAAATACTCCGTGAGGAGTATGTATGAACGTTCCAGTCCATCGCAATACAGACAGTCGTATTTGCGGCGCATCAACAACAGTTAAAGGACAGAGCAATGTCTTCGTGAATAATCTGCTTGCAAGTGTGCAAGGAGATACCAATACTCACGGCGGCGGAGCTCTTTCTGCATCTGTAAATGATGGAACAGTGTTTATAAATGGCGTCAAGGTCGTTTTACAAGGCAGTGCTGCTTCTCCAGACAGTCTATGCCCGCCCCGTGGTCAACCACATTGTAACCCTCGAAGCTCTAGCGGTAGTCCAGACGTTTTTGCATGTAACGGCGTAGCAGGTGGTGGAACGGGGAGCTCTGGGGCAGGCGCTGGTGGACGCGATCAAGCAGCGGACAGCACTACCCAAGCACAAGGCCAGGCGCCTGATCCCAACGCTACACCAGAAGAAGATCTGGCTGATGATTATACAGATCCAAATGGTGAAAAATCATTTGATCGCTCAGCCTTTAGTGAAGAAGATCTTGCACGTATCGATGAATTAGAAAGTGATCCGGCTTGGCGTAGTGAATTGGAAGCATTGGAAGCAAAGTATCCAAACTTGGATCGAACCGAGCTATACCAAATTGTAAATGGTGAAAGCGACTTCGATCCACAAGCAACAAACCCGAGCGGTGCAACTGGACTCTTCCAGCTGATGCCTGACAGCGCTCGTGAGATTGGATACTCTACTACTCAGATTTATAATCAGACACCAGCGCAGCAACTCAATACCTATGGCAAGTATCTGGACCGTTGGAATTACAATTCCAACAATTCTTTGGGTATGATGCAAGCCGCCCCTGCTTATGCAAGCAGAGCTCCAAACGAAGTTGTTTATGGTGTAAACAGTGCGGCTTGGAAACAAAATCCAGGCTGGCGTTCTAGTAGAAATGGACCGATCACTGTGGGAAGCATTAACGACTATTATAGGAAAACCTGATGGCATTTACTGATTTCCCAAACGGCCTCGGAAGCGCCGCCGACTATCTTAGTGCAAACAACAGCACTCGTGCCGAGTTGACTGGCAGTGTTGCTGATATTGGGCGTTTGGTTGTCAGTGCTGAGCTGGATTTCAACCTCAAAGAAATCATTTGTAGTTTGTTGGCAGGGCGAGGACTCAAGCTGCCAAATATTCAGATCTGTATCAGCCTCAATCTCAAAGAGCTGTTGGGAACTATTTTTGGTCAAGTGCAACAGGTTCTCTACGATGCATTGGCATCCTTGGATGCAGCATTTGATCGTTTCCTTGATCATCTTAAACTAGATGAAGTTTTGGGACGAATCAATAATGTATTGGGCGAAGTCACACAGATCGCCAACATGATCAACTTCTGCTCTGCACCCCTTGATCCGATCCAAATTCCAAACGTGCTAGAGAATGCCATGGACAGTTTCCTGGGTGCTGGTAAATCAATCATTGATTCTATCGGACAGATATTGCCAGGTGAGATTGGTGGTTGTTTAATTGATGGCCAGTTCAACGGCAGCATTTTTAATGGCGGTATCCTCAAGAAGATTTGGGATAACTTTGACGATCTTGATACCATAGCAGATACGATCATCAATGACGCTAACTCTGTCATTAGACAAATCGATGACCTCATTGATCGAGAAAACAACGTGTCAGGTGTATACGATCAAGGTGGTAGCGATCTACTTGAAGATGATGATCGTCCAGTGAACGACGGCATAGGTGCGCTATACAACTCACAAGATGAAGGCATCCAGGGCGCAGTTTACGCGGCAGGCCAACTTTGGTCCTCATATCAAAACCTTGCAAGTTATCAGGTTGTTGGTAGCGACGGCACTGTATACAACAATATTTTTGAAACATTCTGTGAGCCAGAACTGTTACGCATATTGCGCAGAACACCAGATCCCCGCCCAGAGATCGCAGAACGTGAGCCAGTATTCAACTACTGTGGTGAAATCATTGGTTACACGAAAGTTACAACACAAGAGTCTCCGACGACCAGTGTAGGCAAGGTTCCTGGTGAAATTGATCAACCAGGATTCGACGCAGGAGGCCTGTCAACCAGTCCAATCGCTGAAGCTATTGAGATCGCCGCAACAGGAAGCGGTTCTTCAACGTCTGGCGATACTACTATCATCAATAATATTGACGGCACTGGTGTCCTGTTTGCTGAGAGTGAAGCAGCTCAACTCAGTCTCGGAACAACAGAAGGACAACTTGTCTACAGGACCGATACTGGAACCACATATGTTGATAACGGAGGAACCAGCAACACTATATCAGACTTCAATGTGGTTGGCGGTGCATCAGGTGCGAATGTTGGTGCTGGCTCTCAAGTTTATGCTGGTCTTTCAGGGCAAGAATTGCAATTTCGCACGATTACCAGCGGCGAATATATCAACCTAACACAAACACTCAACGAGATCGAAGTATCTGCAGACATTGCCCGTTACGAAGGAACGTTACTCACCACAGATGCTACCCTGACTGAAGTGTTGTTTGACACTGTGCCCAATCCTACTCCTGGCACCAACACAACGTGGTTCCTAACCATCACCGCTGTGGCCAACCGCAGAAACACCAACGACGCAGTTGCTATCCGAATGGAAACTGTGATCGACAACGCCACTGGCACCGTTTCCGTGGTTGGCGTGGGCGGAAACAAAACTGTCTACAACGCATCAGCAGCGACCGCCAACTATGATCTCGTGGTTGACGTATCCAGCAACCAAACTCGTGTTAGAGTTCAAGGGGATACAGCGCACAATGTTGACTGGAAGGTGCGCATGGAATATATTGCAAGTCCGTAAAACTTTTTGGTTGACAGGCAAAGCCGTTTGCCATATAGTCTTGGTATATTGATTCTAACCAAGGACTGAAAATATGAGATCCAAAATCTGCGAAGACGGCAAAGCACGTATCCTTGCCAAGGTGGTTGTTCCCATGGGCGTCCAGGAAATCACGCTGTTCGCTATGGCAAATCCTCGGTTCCACGAGAATGATGAGGCCATGAATGACTTCGAAAACCTCAATAAGCGTCAGCTGTTCAATGTTGCCAAGGAGAGCGTTGCTCTTCGTGGCGATAACATCGAACTGGCCGACAACATTGTTGTGGACAACTGGACGACTCGTCAGATCGCTCGTGCAACACAACATGTCAAGCGGCTCTTTCCTGAGGTCGACTGATGGCAAGTATTTACGATTACCCGCCTGGAACATATGTTCAAGGCAAGGAAGACGACTGGATCGGAACGGTCGAATACCTGTCTGTCAATCCATATGGTGAGCCGTGTTTGGTTATTCGCATGATCAAACGCTCATTCACCAATAACAAGGGAATGCACGATTTGGGTTGGACACCGATAGACCAATCCTGTGAATTTTGGCGGCGCACAGACAGGATGCATCACGGAAACATTAAACTTCTTGAAGAAGAAATGAGGGTATAAGATGTGGTTGGTTGTCTGGCTGGCAGGAGAAGCCAGCATGATCATGGGTGGCAACACGGGCATGAGCGTTGTATTTTGTAACACAATGCGAGAAGTGGTCATCACTGACATTGCAGAAGGTGTGCGGCAAGATACTGACGGAACGCTCTGGGTAGAAGCTGAAAATGGTGATCGTCTTCCTTTCCAGGAATGGTCGGTTACATGTGAAGAAACACGTCCTGTGCTAGGCGATGTGAGGAAATAATGACAAAGACAACGCAAGACTTTATCGAAAACCCTGGTCTATCTGACTGTCTCATGAACATCATGCCGTTTCTGGTTTGGTCAGCAGACATGGACGAGATACACGGCGGCGTTCACGCTCGCGACGCCCTAGCTAGTTTCCGTCACATACTAGGCTGGGAACAAGAACGTTTTGACGCATTGTGTGATATCTTTCGCCAGGAACCAGAATGACACGTTACAGCCTTTTCATTGATGACGAACGCTTGCCACCTCGCAATGACGGCCGCAATTGGGTCGTCGCTCGAGACTGGGAAGATGTCATGATGAACCTGCGTATTCGCGGAATGCCAGGATTTGTCAGCTTTGACCATGATCTCGGCGAAGACCTTCACACTGGCTACGACATCGCCAAGTTCTTGGTTGAGCTAGATATGGGTGGCGATGATGCTTTTGTTATCCCAGATGAGTTTGATTTCTACGTGCACAGCCAAAATCCTGTGGGCAAAGCAAACATCGAACATTATCTTAACAACTATTTGGAGCACCGAAAAAATGTGGTATGATATTGTTAGCTTTATTGGCAGTAACTATGCTCAATTTATCTTGTGGCTGGGTGGCGGCGCCGCCAGTGCAGAAATTTGGCTGTTGCTTATTGCAGTGGTTCCTGCTATGATATTCATGGCTGTTCCCCTTTTCTGCGTGGCTCGGCTGACAGCCGAGCCGGGACGGACCGGGACGCAGACAGGAGCAATTTTTGCTTTTTTGAGTGTTCCTCTGTTTGTCTTGGGATTTATGTTATCCATGATCTTTGGGATCAATGGAAATGTTCATTTCCAAGAAAACTTTCGCGAGTGTGTGCAGTTTGAAGACATAACTATAGAGGCTCAAACTCCTGTGATGGTTCTCATGTGCCGCTACCGTGATCATGTTGACAACGATTTCAGCCCCTGGGAACCACGCCGAGCACTTTATGGCACCAAATTTCTTGATGCTGATGTTGTTGACGAAATGCCTTGACAAGCACGAATAAATCTGCTAAACAAAACTTCTGTAAGTAACTAGAGAGACAGATATGATTCGTCTAACGGTTTTTCTAACTCAGTTAGCAGGCATCGCAGCCGTAACGGCAAGTGCAGAGCCCGTGTCTATCACCTTGCTTCCATCATCATATGAAAAGGAAGCCCATGAACAGGACAAAATTGACCCACAATCACACCATTGTCTAACCGAAGCCATCTACTGGGAAGGGCGAAACCAGGACGGATTTGCCATGGCTGCGATTGGTCATGTGATCATGAATCGTGTTCGCAGTCCTGATTTTCCTGATGCGGTATGTGACGTAGTCCATCAAGGACCTCTTGATGGAGGCCCTATCGAATTGAATCGCTGCCAGTTTAGTTACTACTGTGACGGCAAAAGTGACACGCCTCCCCTTGAAAACATATTAGAAATAACCGCATGGGATTTTTCTCATATTATTGCAGAGCTCATCTTGTATGGAGAAAGCGAAGATTTAACCAGCGGTAGCACCTACTATCATGCAACTTATGTTGAACCATTTTGGAGCAAAGAATACCAAGAAGTTGCAATGTTGGGAGATCACATCTTTTATCGACACTACTAAACAACTTATACGTGCACAAGCCATCCCCTGCCTAGAAATAGTGCAGGGGATAAATATGATGACATAACAAAAAGAGGCTTGTAAAATGCACGAATATCCATGCCGTATGATCCGGATCATAAACGGCAATACAATTGAGGCTGATATCGATCTGGGATTTGGTATATCTATTAGACAGAATATCAAACTTTACGGTATCGACAATACTGAAGAAAGTATGGCTGCTCTAATCAAAACACTACCACGAAAATTCATCTGTAGGACCATTTATAATAAGCGGGGGAGAACAGGGCGAGTATTGGGATATGTCTTCAGTGAAGACAGTCAAGGCGATCTAATAAATATTAACGATCAATTAATAGAACAAGGTGTCGCCAAAAAATACAACTCATGAGATTAATTTTTGGAATTTGGACAATGATCGTCGCTCTGACAGTCAGTGTCGTTGCCGCATATTATAGTATTGTCGGTCTCACAGCAATTTTTGCTGCGGCAGTTATTCCGATTATTATTATGGGCGCTACACTTGAGGTTGCAAAAGTTACAGCCGCGGTGTGGCTACACAGTTTCTGGCAGGAAGGAGCATTTCTAACTAAAGCGTATTTGGTTAGCGCAGTAGTTATACTCATGTTCATTACCAGCATGGGCATTTTTGGCTTTCTATCCAAAGCACATATAGAACAAGCTGCCAACAGTGGTGGTCTTGTGGCTCAAATCGAACGTGTTGATCAAGAAATATCACGCGAACAGCAAATAATAGAACGTGCTAATATTGCAATAACAGGCTACGGAGAGCGTGTCGAAAGCGCAGACACAGGCATCCAACGACGTATTGAAGCACAGGAACGTCTGATAGCAGACATTAGCGATCGCCTCGAACGTGATATTGCCACACAAAATCAAATAATTAGCCAAAGTAATAACCTATTGGCACCATTGCAACAAGAACTCGAACGCATCGAAGAGCGCAGGAACGAGCTCAGAGCAGCCCAAGCAAGCGGCGATGTGGTAGCACTACAGGCACTCGTTGGTGCCGATCCTGATGGTGTGTTGGGGCCACAAACACAACAGAGCATTCAGGAATTCCAGGATGATCTAGATACCCGCCGAACAGAAACAATCACACAGCTAGAGAGAGTGTCCAATACAGATGATCCAGCCGTTGTGGCAGCTCGTGCCGAAATAACACGATTACAACAGGCAGCAAATGCTGAGATTGCGCGAGCACAAGAAGCCATCAATGCTTTTCGTGAACAGTTGGTTTCAGTTACAACACAAGACAACACATCTGATATCCAAGCACAAGAAGAAACTATACGCACATCAAATGAACGTATCGATGAACTTCTTGATCGTAAATTTGAGTTACAAGGTGAGTTGAGAGTTTTGGAAACAGAAGTGGGTCCTGTGCGTTATGTTGCAGAACTTGTATACGGTGACACCAACACAGAGTTACTTGAAGAAGCAGTTAGGTGGGTCATCATTATCATCGTTCTTGTGTTTGATCCTCTTGCTATTGTTTTGGTTCTTGCTGGTCTCAGCATCTTGCATCCCAAGCAAACACTTGACAATGATGATGAAGTGCTGCATAATGAGAACAATGAAACATCAGATGAGTCTAGCGAAGGTTCTGTTCAAGGACAGCACCCGCAGTCTCCGTCTAGTTTTGCTGATCAACCAGCAAAAAATTTATCAGAAGTTCAGAAGGACATTATGTATGGCGCAAGCACCTCAGAAACCCAAGACGCAAAAGTAAAGAGTGCACCTTCTGAAAAACCTAAAGGTCGAGCGACTGGATTCGCAGGAATTCATGTAACGCCAATTGACAATGGATCAAAAAATAATGACAACTAAAAACACGGTGTATACTGTTACACCGCCAGATCTACGAATCAATATGATAGGTCCCAGTGTTCTATTATTAGGAACCGATCTTGAACACTGCCAGGATTATACACAACTTTACGATAAATTGTTTCCAGAGGTTGAGATTACTTTCTTTGTTGGAGAAGAAGGATTCAACCCAGGCCTAGCACATTGGTATCGTGCAACGGCAGGAATGGCAAGCAATATTTTTGTTAATTTAGACAATATCACAGCAGAAGAAATTTTCTTGGCAATGCAAGCAGAGCACGAAAATCGCGCCCTGGTATTTTGGGTTGCTAAAGATAAAACATACCCAGCAATGGTTTCGTTACTAAACAGCTATCAATATCAAGTTTTTAATTCTCTTGACGAAGTAGAGAAATTTATGCTTGACGAATTTAACAAGAGTTAGTATACTGATAGAAATGGGTTACTCAAAGGATTTAACCAGTTAATGAAAAATAGGTCACGGATTTTGGCCAATAGTGATATTCGTCACAAGAGTGTTCGAGTTGTCACAGATGATGGTAGTGCAGTTTTGCACACAAGCGCAGCTATTAAGCAAGCTGAAGATCAAGGCTTGGATCTCATTTTGATCAATGAGAAAGCTGATCCACCCATATGTAAAATACTCGAACTTGGTAAGTATCGTTACGAACAGCAGCAACAAGAAAAACAAGCCGCCAAGAGACAGAGAGAAAGTCGGGTCACCATCAAAGAGGTGCAGTTCAAACCCAATATTGATGTTCATGATTTTGAAACCAAGTGTGGAAAAATAAACAAGTTCATCGAAAAAGGCAACAAGGTAAAGCTGTTGGTTCAATTCCGTGGACGAGAGCGTCAACATACCGATCTCGGATACGATATTATTGATCGTGTCCTTGAGTTGGTAGAAAACGTAGAACTAGACGGCAAGCCGCAGTTTAGTGGCAACCGTATTACAGCAATTCTAAAAGGAAACAAGGATGGCCAGACAAACGCCAAACCAAAAGAAACAACATAGCGGACCTCGTGGAACACGAGTTGAAGTCCGTGACGGAAATATAAATCAAGCACTTCGACGACTCAAAAAGATTATGCAAAGCGAAGGTGTTTTTAAAGAGATTCGTGATCGCCGCTATTTTGAAAAGCCCAGCATGACACGCAAAAAGGCTCGTGCGGCGGCGCGGAAACGCTGGCAAAAAGAAGTTGCTCGGCGTGACGACTGGTAATAAATACCAGCGAGGATGCCAATGAGGGTCCTCAATACAATCTTGCTTAACTAAGGAGATAGAAATGAACAAGACACTTACAACTAGAACTCTGCCTGGATTTCTCAATGAAAGAGGAATCGGATTTGATAACATGTTCGAACTTTTTGACGAAGCCGTCGGACATGCTAGCAGCGTAGCTTATCCACCATACAACTTGATCAAAGTAAGCGACGATGATTTTGTCGTTGAGGTTGCTCTTGCTGGCTTCACAATTGACGATCTTGAGATCACTCAAGACGGCAAGAAGCTGACAATCGAAGGCCGCAAGCCTGAGATCAAGGATGATGAGGTGACATACCTACATCGCGGAATTAGCTCACGCGCATTTACACGTGAGTTCGTTCTTGCAGAACATGTGGAAGTCGTTGAGGCAGAAATGGAAGACGGTGTGCTTCTAGTCAAGTTGCACCGTGAGTTGCCAGAATCAATGAAACCACGTCAAATTGAAATCAAAAAGATCGGCAAGTAACAACACTAGTTGTTACGATCAGAAGAGGGGAGGGGACTACCCTCCCCTTGAATAAGAGGACAATATGTCTGATACTGATGTAGTTGAAAAGACTGAAACTCGGTTAGAAGAACCCCGTAAATGGGCTGTTATCGTTCACAACGATGATGTAACGCCCATGGACTTTGTGGTTGAATTACTTCATTATGTATTCAAACTGGACGTAAAGTCTGCTACAGACCTAATGGTCAAGATACACATGGAAGGCCGAGGCGTTGCTGGTGTGTATCCATATGAAATTGCAGAGCAGAAATATTCCGAAGCAAATGTCCTTATCAAGTTGAGTTCAATGCAGCTCAAACTCAGTCTTGAAGAAGAATGAAGAACTTGTATAAATAGACATATGAGAGCTCGTGAATTATTTTTTGAATCCAAAAAGGAAAAAAATGAATTGTCTGATCTAGTTCGCAATTCAGACAATGTTGGTCTATTGACCAAGATCGCAAATTATCTCAGCAGCAAGATACAAGCTGAAGAGCCCCGGCCTGATTCTGAAGAAAACATTGATAATGTCAATGAAGAGATGGCAGGTAATGTCAAAAACACAGTGCTAGCCATGCTTGACAAACTGGACGACAACAGTCCTGAGTGGGCTAAAATTATCGACATCCTTCGACGAGATGAAGTATCAGAACTTTCAACACAAGTCGTTCAAACTAAACTGGGTTCTGTTAATGGATACCTAGATAAAAAGTTACGAGATCTTGTAATGCGTTCCAAAGCCCCATTTGAGCAAAAGGAAGAGTTTCTAAGGAAACTAGCATCTGGTGATGGTTACTTTGATGGTAAAGAACTACTCAATCAACGCAGCGGCAACATTTATCAGATGTTGAGCTCCAATCCTGTTGCAGCTGATCTCGGTCCTAAAATGGCTTTGGAATTCCGTGGTGACATGGGATATGGTCCAGACCAGGGTCCTGGTGAAATCATGATGACATTACTAGGCAAAAACATTCAGTTAGCATCAAAAGGCGACCTTAAGATTGGTAACCAAGTCGCCGAAGTCAAAGCAACAAGCCGTAGCAAAAAAGGAAAAAAAGGATTTAGTGGAGGCCGCCTATATAGCACCACTGGATATGGTTCAGGATTTGCTATCAAGAAAGATCTATACAAAAATCTACTTGCTGTTGGTATTCCAGAACAAGCATTGCTTGAATATGGTTTGCCTACTAGAAAGGCTGCAACGGACTCTGGTGTTGAAGTCAAAAAGGGTGGCGTTAATTTGAACTTGAGTGGATTAGCCAATATAAATGGACTGTTTAAAGAATATGAAGTTTCACCTGATCAAGCAAAAACTGTGATCAAAGGTATAGTTGATGGACTATACACTAAATTACCGTCGGGCATGGAAAAAGGTATTCTCAATCTGATACAAAATGATGGAACATTTGATCCACAAGACTTCCTAATTGAAATGACCAAGCTTGCACATGTTTACTACATGGGTCTTGAAGGACATGACTCTCTTATGCTTTTCAACACAGACTCTGGTAACTATGCTGTGATGTATACTGCCGAAGACGTTGAAAAACTCTTGAGGGACGGAATCATATCTCTAACATCACATATTGATCTTGAAGATGATCGAGGCAAAGGAAGCAGCCAATTAATCATTAAATGAGTTATGCACTCAACGCATTTCGACTTTGTTGATATTGCAGTAGTAAAACCCCTGACTTTATAGTAAATATTAGTATGCAGGTGCAGCAATATGGCTGCGCCATTTTCATGTCAGGAGTAAAAAAATGTTTTCACGTCTATTTAATCGCACGCCACGAGCCCGCCGCAGCGATATCGAACGTTATGTTCGCATGGAATACAAGCCAGAGGATTTTGGTCCAATGGTAGAAGAGCTATCACGTAAGTGGAATGCACGATGATTACCAGTATATTTCGCAGCATATCTGATTTCTTTAACAGAATCCACAACTATAATGAAGTTGATGATTATCTGTCACGTGCAGTAAGTCCAGAAGATCTCGAACGTCGCATCAAAAATCTACAACGCAATGGAAAACTATGATGAAATTTATGAACCGAATCCAACGCCACGGCTACTTGCGGGCCGCCGGTGAACTGTATAGGCAGGGTTATCCCCAACTAGCAGCTAAACTTAAAAAGCAAGCAGACAACTTAGAGTGAGCCACTGTGCTCACTCTAATCTTTTTGACATATCTCTCAAGATAAGTATAATGGACAAGAGAGGAACATACCATGTCAAAACCCAACGAGGGCAAAATACTTATCGCAACACCCAAAGTTACGAATAAGATATTTCAGAAAACTGTGATTTACATACACACTGACGACGATACTGGTGCGATTGGTGTTATGCTTAATGTTCCAATGGATTATGATATGGCAACCAAATGGTCACAGGAAATCTCCTGGTCATATCCAGAAAAGATATACCATGGCGGCCCTGTTGAGAGACAGATCGGATACGTGTTGCACGGTAGCGACTATGCAAAAGATTCAACCATATATCTCAATGATCACATTTCATATACTGGCGGCAGAAGCATTGTCAATGATATCAATCGTGGCATGGGTCCTTGTGGTTTCATGCTTTTGACAGGATACTGTCAGTGGCAGCCCAAGCAATTACAAACGGAAATTGACAGTGGAATGTGGATGACTGTTGATTTTGATCCAGAATTCTTCTTCCATGATCTCGATCGTGAAGAAGGCTGGGAGTTTGCAATCAACATTGCTGCTGGGAATACCACACAAAAACTTCTTGATGTGGTTGACAGCATTTAAAAACCGTGCTATCTAACATGCTCACACCCAGGGAGAGTAGATGTTTGAAGTAGTAATAATCAAAAATGACGAAAAAAACGAGACATGGGATTGTCTTGATGAAATGCAGGCTGAATGTGTTTTCTTCCGCTCCCGCATGAGAAAGGATGTTCAATATGTCGAAATCAACGAGATTATCGACCTTGAATCCTTTGCCACTTGATAGTCAAGATAGACTGATGCTCAAGGACCGTGATAACCGATATAGTCGTTCCTTGACTTTTAGCGAGCAACCAAATTGGACCCATGCATACATCTATTGCAGACATGTAATGGAAAATCTCCAATATCATACAAAATATTATAAGATTTATAGTGCATCAGAAGTCATCAGATCTAAGATGTCAGATAGCCGAACAATGCAAGAGTTTCAATTTATTTACACGCCAGAATATATGTATTTGTTCATCTGTGATCGTTCAAGTTATAAGCTCAAGGGCCGCGCGGGTGCTGATACCAGAATAATGATACCTGCCGACGAAGTAGTTGAATTTGAAAACTTTCGTGATCTAGAAACAATTCATTATATAAAATGTCGATCTGAGGATGTGCGGGCACAAGATAAGCACATACATAAAGAAAAATTCATTCGTGATTTCATGGAACGCACTGAATTGCAATAAATACCTTTGCGATAAAGCAAAGGAGATTTTATCATGGAATTCTTTACAAACATTTGGGATTGGTTTCTAGCACGTTGGGCAGAACGCACAACTTGGGATGGTAGCGTTATCATCGCTCTTGGCGTCGTGGTCCTCGTATTCCAAACCCTACTACCATATGCAGCATGGGCAGCAATTGCTTATGGTGCTTGGACACTACTAAAGGGTGAAGGCTCTGAGTGAAGCCCGGAACCTACAAAAAGCTCAAGTATGAACTTGGACAGCTAGTCTTTTGGGCTATAGTATTCGGTATCGTTTTACTAGGGTTGGCCCTATTTGCATAGAGGAGGTAGCTCGGTTGGTAGCTGAGTATATCGCCGTCGGCGCATTTGTACTTTTCATTATATGGGTAGTAGCAATGGGCGTTGGGGCGTTTGACCGTAATGATAAATCCAACACAGATAATTGAGCTTGCAAAAGAAATTGAAGAGGGAGATCCGATCGACTGGTTAGGTCTCCCTCTCAATCGCGTGATGCAGTATACAACATGTTGGGTTTATTTGTAATGGAGCGTATTGAGGGCGCTGCTGGATTCACGCTGACCATCTCGTTTTAATAACACACTTGACATGTCCACAGGTTTCCTGTATAAATAAAACTGTATTGATGACGTTCATCATGATGTAGGACGGACCGGGGTTCAATTCCCCGCACCTCCACCAAATCAGACTGGTGCCTGACACCATCAAGGTAGTGCTTGTAAATAACTGGATGATGATTACTATGGGGGTGATATGGGATCGACGTATGCTGATAGGTGAAAAGAGATGCCCGGATGTAAGCTCGGTTAACGCGAACGAATCTATAACTGCAAACACAAACGCAGCGCCAGAAATGGCAATCGCAGCCTAAGGGCAGCACGAGGTATGGGCTCCACCTTGTTACCAAACGGGCCCATTTTCTTGATTGGATGATAACAATATGCCATTTAAAGAGGAGTGTGGTGTTTTTGGGGTCTACAATAGCCCAGATGCAGCAGCACTCACCGTCTTAGGACTACACGCCCTGCAACACAGAGGTCAAGAGGCGGCTGGTATTATTAGCTATGATGGCGATTTTCATATTGAAAAGACCCAGGGACTAGTAGGCGACCATTTCAACCGCAAGTCAGTGGTAGAAAAGTTGACAGGCAATGCGGCCATCGGACATACAAGATATTCGACATCGGGTGAATATAATTCTCTAAACAATGTTCAACCCATGTTTGCTGAATTTGATCGCGGTGGGTTTGCCATTGCACACAATGGCAACTTGACCAATCAGAAAAAATTGCGTCGTGAACTAATCGAGAGCGGAGCCCTATTTTATAGTTCAAGCGACACTGAAATCTTTATTCACTTGATGGCTCGTTCACAAGCAAAAACTGTGGTAGAACGTTTTCAAGACGCCTTGAACCAAACACAAGGTGCATTTTCTATTGTGGCTGTTACTACAAAAAAGATGATTGGTGCTAGAGATCCAAATGGATTTCGTCCATTGTCTCTGGGTTACCACAATGGTGCTTATTTCCTATCAAGTGAAACTTGCGCATTTGATATTACTGGTGCTGATTTTGTTCGTGACGTCGAACCTGGTGAGATTGTGGTTATAACAGAAGACGGTGTGGAAAGTATCAAGTATGCAGATCGTGCCAGACATTTTTGTATTTTTGAGTTTGTTTACTTTAGCCGACCTGACAGTGTGATTGACGACAAAAACGTTCACGAAGTAAGAAAGCAGATTGGCCGTGAATTGGCTTCAGAGCACATGGTTGATGCAGACTTGGTGGTTCCGGTCCCTGACAGCGGCATCCCCGCAGCAATGGGCTATTCTCAACAATCCAAAATTCCATATGACTTGGGCATTACAAGAAATCACTATGTAGGGCGAACATTCATTGAGCCTGAGGATCATGTTCGTCACCTGGGCGTTAAGATGAAACACAACGCAAACGCAAGTGTTCTCCGTGATCAGCGTGTTGCTCTGATAGATGACAGTATTGTGAGAGGCACAACCAGCCGCAAGCTTGTTGACATGATTCGTAATGCTGGTGCCCGTGAAATACATCTGCTCATAGCAAGTCCGCCGACAATAAACAGTTGTTATTATGGAGTTGATACACCAACAAAAACAGAACTCATTGCTAATAATATGAGTGTTGATGAAATGTGTGAATACATCGGAGCAGATTCACTAAATTTTTTATCGATTCAAGGAATGCACCGCGCCGTGAAAATGAACGGCATGTGTGATGCTTGCTTTTCCAACAACTATCCAATACAGATTTTTGACAATGAAAACTAAACTCACAATGGTTCTTGTCACAGGCGGACGCGGCTACAATGATGTCGGAACGGTGTTTGATTGCCTAACCAAATTGAATGCTCAGTTTGAACGCCTAGTGGTCATTCACGGAGCGGCAAAAGGCGCAGACAGCCTGGCAGGTGAAGTTTGTGCGGAAGCAGGCATTGAATTTGTTACCGTTCCCGCAGCCTGGAAGAAATACAGCCGCGCCGCCGGCCCTATTAGGAATCAGCTGATGCTTGACCTGTTCCCCAAACTTGATATGGTCCTTGCTTTTCCAGGTGGTGATGGAACAGCTGATATGATGTCACAAGCAAAAAAACGAAATATACCTGTGATTGAATCTCAAGATTTGTTGCAGGATTAGAAGGGGTGAGAGCCAAAAATAACTCCGTGTCAGGCCAATGGTTAGCCTGACAGCCACGAGCTTGATAAATATCCTATAACAAGGAGAGCTAATGGCTGATATTCAACTAAGCACACTCGGATCAGTAATCAAGACGGCATACGAAGGTGAAGCAGATACAAATGTATTTACTGATTCTGAAAAGTCCAAATTAACAGGCATTGCTTCTGGTGCAACAGCTGACCAAACAGGTGCTGAAATCAAATCACTTTACGAGGCCGAATCAGATACCAATGCATTTACTGATGCTGAACAAACCAAGTTATCCGGTCTTGGCACAAATGTAAACCCTCAAACAGGAACATCATATACTCTAGCATTAGATGATCAATATGATGTTGTTACGATGGATAACGCTGGCGCAAACACAGTGTTAATCGACCCTGTAGGAACCACAAATTACCCAGTGGGATATACTGTGGAAATCATTCAACTTGGAGCCGGAGCAACATCAATAGAAGCCGGCGCCGGCGTAACGCTGAACGGTGTTTCAACAGGAAGCGGCACTATTACTGCACAATATGATGTCATAAAACTGCGCCACGTCGCAAGCGACGAATGGATTGTTAGTGGTGACGTTGGTGCTATTTCATAATACGTAGATATTAATATGATCAATATACGTCCTTGGACATGGTTTCATAAAAAGCCGATAACGGTAGCAGTTGAACCCCCACATATACATGAAGATCATGTCCCCTTGCCAAGTATCGTTCTCATACATGGAGCACATCAGAGCAATGTGACATTTGAATATTTGCGACATGCCTTGCCTGCATTCCGCTACATCAATATTGAATGGAGCACAGTGAACGGGTTTGACAACAATCTATTAGAGATGATCGATGCTCTCAAAAACACAGGCCCTATCTATTTTGTTGGTCACAGCATGGGTTGTATTTACGCAGCACACTTATCACAGCACGTAGAGTGTATTGGTGGTGCAGCAATCAGCGCACCATGGGGAGGCAGTAGACAAGCAGATTGGGTGCGATACATGATGCCTAGTTATCCGCTCTACAAGGAAGTAGGCACCAAGAGTGACATCGTTGCCTTTGCCCGTGGGTGTGAACTACCAGGACGCTGGACCAATTACGTGAGCACAGAAGGCAATGTGCCAGGCATGGGCGAACAGAACGATTGTGTATTGACACTCTCCAGTATGACCGCTCGCAAAGACCTACACACCAAATACATCAAAGCTACTCACTACGAAATCGTCATGGCGACAGAACTGGTGCACAGTGTAGGGAAAAACTTTCTCCGCGCCAGCGAAAAATATTCAATGATGTCTTGACAAACCAAGGCATATTGCCTATAATCAAGATATGAATGTAAAAGAATCTATGTATGACGGGTATCGTGCTCTATACGCACTTGATCTTCCTGTTCAAGTCAAACACCGTATGTTCACGGAATTGTCCTCGATCAATCCATCAAACTGGCGGGTGGTTGGCATGACCCTTGCAGCTCTTGACGAGTTCGTCCGTCACGGGTTGGATCGTCCACGAACTGTTTGTCGTGCTCATGCTGTTACACGTATGCAAACCAGCCGCGAGATGTTTGAAGGTCCCATGATGGACATGGACGTTTGGTGGGAGTTTTATACCAGCCGCGACAAAACAGTGATCGCTACCAAGAGCGAAAACATGCGCAAGGAAGCTGAAGTATCCGCATTTGAGGTTCCTGAGGGCCTGTTCCCGTCAAGAGGTTTTGCATTTCGAGTAGGCAAAGAGGAACGTGAGTTTCTTTTGTCAAAAAAAGATGAATTTTATACTTGACAAACCAAGGCGTATTGCTTATATTAATACTGTAAGCAAAGGAGATACCCATGTCGGCTTTCGATCTTATCCGTGACCTCCACAAAGATGCACGTGGCTTTCGTCCTAGCCAGGGCTGGATGGAAATCTTCGAAGGGCTGTCAGACGCCGCCCAAGAAGAAACCTGGAACAGCCTTTGTGATGAGATGGCTGAGCGCGAAGCCGAACAAGCTCGCGCTGAACTCGCCGCCCAGCGCGAATATGAAACTCGCATCGGTGGAATGATCGACGATTATGGCATCGACCGTGCCACTGCCATCCGTTGGGACGCAGAAGCCTTTGAACTTGACACGGCCAGCGCCATCCAGTATCATGGTTGTGCAGACCAAGAAATCGAGTTCTTCCTTTACAAGCAAGGTATTTCGACTCGAATGTTCCCCATGTATGTGGCGGAAATCACCGCCTCCCTGGACGTTTAAAATAGGAGAACCAATGGCTGATCATGTCCCTTTTCAACGCTGGAAGATTTTCTGGTGGTCCATGAAGATGGCCATCGCCAGCGGTCATAACCGCGAAGACAACCCAGAGCTCGCAAGAGTATATTACGAACTTGCTGAGATGGGTAACCAAGCTCTGAAAGCTTGCGAGGAAGGACAACAAGACGCCTTCATCGAGAAGATTGAATCCCTCAACGGACAATCTGTTATGAAGCAATTTAGTAATGATGATCTTGAAAGGATGTTGGACGGCACTCATGAAGACGTTCCTGAATGGTTGAGAAAAGATCGCAAATGAGTTCACCATCAACCACTATCAAGACTGTGATTCTCAGTCAAACTGATGATAAAAGGTTTGTTCTGGGATCTATTGAGATGGTTAATGGGGCAAGATATAATCTCAGTGAAGAACGAACTCTTGAGATTTTGCGCGATCTTGAATTTGACGCAGTAAATCTTCTACGGAAAGAACTTGGAGATATTGAATACTAATGAGCAATCAACGACCAGCAAAGACCTATCGAGCAGCCGCCCCCAACGAAGGTGGCTTGAATATCACACGGCTGAAAGAATTTGCTGCTGAGGCTGAAAGACTTTTGGAGGAAAAGGGTGAAGAAGACGCTGCGTTCTATTTTGGTCAACTCGCCGAATACATCCAACGCCACCCGGAAAAAGGGCTCAGTGAGAGCGTCGCTCGAATCCTTGGTATTTGATCCACAAACCCTCCCTGTGGTTTCTGAAATAGAAGCTCACCGCCTTGCCAGTCAGCATGAATTAGTTAGCGTAGGCATGGCGCGTCACGCCCTTCGTAAAGGTTGTAAATATTTCCTCAAAGTTCGCAGAGAATACGCACAACAAGCCGGCGTGGATATCATCAATTGGTATGGTGATATTTCTATGCCTGGTGTGGTATATTATGCGGACGGAAAAATCTTTCTAAGTGATGAGGAACTATATACCATTTTGAAGATGCTGTATTCATGATTACGAATATGTCATGCGCACAGTGCGGCACACTTGACATCAAATCAAAGTCAGTGTATTTTGGTCGCAACAATGAGTTTTTGGGTGAATGGCCTCTCTATTACTTTGGAGCAGGACCAAACAACCCACAAGATGCAGAAGTTTACTTTTGTGGCGCGGGGTGCGCTAACCTATATCACAAGGAGATTGGTGATGCCACGCAAGGGTGAAATGAGCGAACAAGATGCAGCGGATGAGCTGGTTCGCCAAAACGCTGCTTATTACAATGTGGTTCTCTATGTTCCACAACGAAATAGTCGCGTCCATTTTAGCAGCGAGAATATTGACGACGCTGTAGAATTCGCTGAAACTGTTTACGATGACAAAAACCTTCCTCGTGTTCGCAGCGCAATGATCTATGCGGTCCAAGAAGATGGTCGGTTCGCCATGGTCGGAAGCACCAATCGCTTTGATCGAAAATACAAGCCAGTCAAGGTCAAAATCTATTGACATGGCGAAATTAGTGGCTGGTTAGCGCACAAACTAAATCTACTCACTAAATAAAAATGTGTTGACAGGGTCATGAGGATCGTGTTAGCTTGATTATGTATAGTCCGAGAATACATCTAAAAGGAAAAGAAATGAGATAGAAAATGTATACCCAAGGAACAGTAGCTAACTTCAGCCCAGAACAGGTTGAAGAAATCGTGGACTTACTCTCCACACTTGACACAGACACAAAAATTTATTTCGGTTGTGACTCTGTCCGAACACGTAGAAAAGGTCGTTGGTATGCGACATTCGCGGCAGTTTTTATCGTTCACATGAACGGAAAAAACGGTTGTCGTCTGTTCAGCCACATGAGCACAGAACCAGACTACGATGTGAAGATCGACCGTCCAAAGATGCGCATGATGAAGGAAGTCCAAAAGGTGTGTGAACTATATACGCAAATGATTCCATTCATTGATGAGTTTGACATTGAGGTCCACCTCGACATCAACACTGATCCAAAGCACGGATCAAACTGCGCCGCAACCGAAGCCGCAGGCTACGTTCTTGGCGTAACAGGTCTCCCGGAAGAGCAGATCAAGCTCAAGCCGGAGAGCTTTGCTGCTAGCTTTGGTGCAGACGCCGCTGCACACGGTCGCTTCGAAAGAAGTTGACCTATAGCAGGACAGATATAAAAGAGATGCGGGCAGGTTTACCTGCCCGTATCAACCGAATAAAAGAACGTCAACAACTTAAACGCGAGGAGCCGATGAGCTACACTCTAAGGTTTTCAACCCGTAAATTTGATGGATTGTTTGGAACGGCTTATCCCCGTCTTAAAAAAATTCCTAACCATAAACGCGAAAGCATCATTTCATTATACCTTAGTCACATAAGCAATAATTCCAAGGTGACTGTGGATTACAATGAAATTACACCATTTACCAGTGCTTATAGCATCATTATTGATACTGGAGGCAGGCAAGGATATAATGCTGCTCTTGAAATCGAACAAATTTGTCGTGGCTTTAAACGATTGAACTTTCTTAGTCCGCCACGGTGGTGGAATCGATTTGCTCCATTCCGTCATCCGAGCGACACTTTCATGATCAACGATCTTGAAATGGGTCCTGTCATTGAATGGCTACTAGAGAACTGCAAAACCAGTGACTACCAGATTTTTACTAAGTTTGAAAAGGACATCAGTATTGGCTTCCGCGACGGTGAAAATGCTGCAATGTTTAAGTTGACATTTGGCGAAGAAGAGATCTAATAACACATGCTCACTGAGGCGGCCGCACTGACAACCTAGTTGGAGTGAGGACAAGCTCAGGACAGGCCCAGAACCTGTGGGAGGCTATCGCCGCTCGTACCACTGATACCGCAAGGGGGCTTGCAACGGAAACAGGTCGAGGTAAGTTCTATCCTGTGAGACCGGGTTCCGGCCAATAGACGAATGGTCGCCCTTGACAGAATCCTGGCTATTATGTGAGTTAGATAAATACAAGGTAATTGGAGAATAAAACATGCTAAAAGATATTTGGGTATAAACTACCAGTATTCATATTGCAACTAAAAAACTTCTTGACAACTGATGTCAAGCCATATATAGTGTCGAGTAAGAGTTGTGCATAAATACCAGCACAACAGGAGAACGAAATGACTTTTGAAGGATATAGAGATGGAATTGTTCGTGGCGATGGCGGCACTGCTACTGTGTGCCCATGCGGTGAAAACTGTCAGTGCAGCCCATGCACTTGCGGTGGCAATTCCTGTGAAGGTTGGGGCGGCTAGACAATAGCTCAACCTTAAAGGATACAAGCCCCGCCTAGTGTGGGGCTTTATCATTTGAATTATGTTGCGGGGCCCGGACGGGAAGGGGCCGGATTGCAAATCCGAGGCACGAAAGTAGCGAGTTCGACTCTCGCCCGCAACTCCAAAAAATGTGCTCGTGGCGGAAAGGCGACGCGCCGGACTGCAACTCCGGTCATGCAGGTTCGAGTCCTGCCGAGCACTCCAATATATCCTATTACTATGCGGTTGTCCTCGTGGGGACCCCTTAAAACGAGAGTAAAGCTGAGCCTCAGCCGGTAGTCGCAATATAGGACAGTGTCATTAGACGTGAGATGGCACACCAACGATTGACAATATTGTGTTCACATGTTAAATTGAAAATATGAGCTATTTTCGTGATTTAAAAGTCTACAAATTGTTCCCCGAACTCAGGGCTACAATTAGACAAACATACATTGCAAAGTTGGCTGGGTTGTTGACTTTGCTTTTGTTTTCGCCACTCATAGCGATTGGTGTCATATCCATTGGTCTTGTCCATCTATTTGATTTGGTTGGGCAATACTCACTCTGGCCAGCACACAAGATAACCAACTGGCTTCATGACTATCAGCGTGATCAGATACGCTCAGCCCATTCTGTCGTCCCCATTGACAAAATCCAAGAGAGATTGGGAGATCAAGATGACGACTAACATCAAATACTTTGACCGGTATTATGTTGGTCAACGGAACCAGGATACTGCCAGTGGCAAACCGTTGGCTTTTGCTGTTCCTGACGGTGACGATGCCGCAGCAAAAAAACGCAAGGCAACAGTTGATGCCTGGGTCGCAGGATATTGGTCAGCACGAGACACTCGCGGTCGCCTCCGCAAAGACCTCAAAGAGATGGGCGAGGTTTACGATAATAAACCCATGACAGGTTTCCGCCTCACTGACTGGAGTGACCGTTACATCACTGACAACAAGGTAGTTCGTGTGCTTGACCCAAGAGGATTCGAGCTTGAGATCTACATTCCCAACCTCATGGACATCATCCTTAACTCGGAAGTTGACCACGGCGAAATCAAGGATGAGCTGGTATGGCTGCGCGAAGGCAGCAACAATCGTCTGGTGCGCACATCAGATCCTGCTTTTGCTGAGGCTAAACAAAATATGGTTCGGGCTGCAAAGAAGAAAGCTGCACCCAAGAAAAGTCACGAAGTTGGAGATATCATTTCCAACACCTGGGGCACATTCCTCTACATGGGACTCATGGACGTAGAGTTCGTTGTGCCTCGTGGCAAGCGCGTGGTTGACGACGAGATGACTCGTCAGTTCGGCACGCGCCGAGTTGGTGGTTTCTTTGGCTTTCCAGGTAACGGACCCATTCGTGAAGAAGTTTACCAGACCTACTATCGAATCGACGATGACCGCCTTGAAAGCGTGAGCATTGGCCGCCGCCATGTTTACCAAGATGTTAATAGAGGTTGGAATGGGCATGTGGCAAGGGATACCATCACGTTCCGCAAGAGCAAGATGGCGACGCAACAAGTAGTGAGCTCTAATAACCTGCTACCTCCTGTAGGTGAGGAAAGTTATTATCACGTTGACTATGAAGTGTTCATGTATTACGACGAGGATGGCCGGCTTTACACACAGAAAGAGCATTATGATCTGGAAGAAGATCTTAACAAGAACATACAGCGTCCGAATGAGCACAAATATCTTGAAGGCATACGCCAATGGAAGACCTGTGTCGTTCGGGTCAACGATGGACCACTTGAAACTGATCCAGTAAAAGGTCGCTTCCGTGAAGAACTGATTAGGGGTCAATATCATTGAAGATCGACCTTCACGGATACACCATCCATGAAGCATGGAAGACTTTCAATACTGCGATTGATCAGGCTTATTGGGCGGGCCGTCGCACTGTCGTGGTCGTGACAGGGCAAGGGGCTATGATGCAAGAGTTTGAGACCTGGGCCCGTAACCACACCAGAGTGCGCGAAGTCACTCAACACCAACACAATCCTGGAAGCTGGTCAGTCAAACTGAAAAAGTTCAAAAAAAGTTGAAAAAGTTCTTGACCTTTTGGTTTTGATACACTATATATGAATGGTAACGACGAAGGATTGCTGTTGTTCCTACCGAGGCGCTAACGGTCCAGACCCAAAAGGTCTCTAAGGATGCCGCCCGCCCAAACAAGTTTCGGTTAACAACAGACCGAATTACAATACTACACTGTTCGATTATGATAACAAAATTGGTAATGCGACGCCTTGGCAGCTGGGCTTTATTCAGCGGCCCCGAAAAAAGATCGAAAAAAGTTGTTGACAACGTGCTTTTTTCCGTGTAGTGTGGTTTTACAGAGATAAATAACCGTAACAACGACAGTGAGTCAGCGTTACACATACTAGAAGAGAAACTGATGCAACTATTTGTTCAACATATCACCAAGCTGGCGAGCCTCGCCGCCTCCGTGATGTCCAATACATGGGCGTTGAATTATGGTGGCCAGATTAGCTCAGTCCTCGGAGGCAAAGATCGCTTTGAACCTACCAAGGAGGGTGAACGAGACTAGAAGTGTAGAATACGCACACTTACTCGACGCCCTCCAAGCAGAAGCTTAGGAGGGTTTTTTAATGGACTAACTAGGATAACATTTTTCAAAGACTTCAAAAAAAGATAGAAATTTTTGAAAAAAGTTGTTGACATTGCTAACCAACCAAAGTATATTGGTTTAGTAAAGACAAAAAGTAGAATGCGGAACGCGACTGCACCACTACTATAAAAAAGGGAATGGGCGTGTTTGGGGATGGAGCCGAAAGGTGAAAAAACCAGACTAGGGGCCAACAACCTGAGCGTGTTGGTCGCGGGCTACCCAAATGACCCTGGGCTCATAGGACCGCGGAGGTGATCAAGAAATTGGTTGCTGATAAACATGGGGCACGAAGTTGAGTTACTCATCTTTCAAGAAAGAAGAGTGATGCAGATTGTATTTTCGCCAGCGTCCGACAACGTAGTCGACGACGTTAAAATAACTGAGCTGGTGTATAGGTTATGATCACGCTGACTGCAAATTAGAACAGGTTCGAATCCTGTCAGGGCGGGAGCCTTGTAGTGTATGTGGAAGCACGGGTTGCACAAAGCAGTGATACTTAACACAGCACACTGGCGGTGAGCAAGTTAATGGCTAGCGTAACAGCACCACCATTAATGCAATATCCCGCCGGAGGAGCAGAGGTTGGGCTCTGGCGCAAATACAATCAAACAGAATACGGTGCAGGACGGGTAGTAGGGCCAACTGTAAAAAGGAAACCCCGAGTAGCAACATTGCGTAAAAACGGCTTGCATCGTAATTAATAACGTGTTCTTTGCTCTGCACGGCTCCTCTAGGCGGGGAGAGCTGGCTGTTAACCAGTTTGTGAAAGGTTCGAATCCTTTGTGCAGAGCAAAGAACACTAGCTTGTTGTTACTCGAAAAGAGTAGGTATACTTGCACAAAGCCGCGAGGCAAAGCGGTGAGGCGGACAAGCAAGCAAGGACAATGCAAGCGGACCTTGCTAAAGAATTTGGTGCTATCGTATAATGGCTGATTATAACTCGTTGTCTGCGAGAGGATCGGGGTTCGATTCCCCGTAGCGCCGCCAAAGTTTCCAGTCTTAGTTTGTGCGATCTCTCAGTTAAAAGCTGTCGCACAGTAAAGCAACGCCCAATATGGCTTGCTCCTAAGGTAGCTGGAAAGCCAATAGGTACTGATCTAGACCCAGGGTCAGTTAAATCGCAGGATGACGGACCTGTAGAGCCGGCTACATACATAGGGGTGTGTTCTTAATTGGATATGATGCGGGTCTCCAAAACCTTGCGACGGGGGTTCGATTCCCTCCACCCTTGCCAAAATTTCATACAGCGCAGCTGGATAGCTTCCAGACAGCATATGGGCCTGATCAGCCTTAGTAGGTGCGAGTCCTACCCGCTGTATGATTCAAAATTACTGCACTTCCTGGTCCCTAGGGGAGGCAAGTCCGGTTTAAATCCGGTGTAGCGGTGTAAGTCCGAAAGGTAGGGGCAGAATTCATTCCCATTAGCTCAGTTGGTAGAGCAAGCGCCTGTTAAGCGAAAGGTCCCTGGTTCGAGCCCAGGATGGGGAGCCAACGTGGTATCCTGTAGTCTACAAGACACCGCAGGACTAAGACGCCCGACGAAGGGTAGTGCCGGACACATATAGCAGTAACGTGGTGCGGTAGGTGCACACTGAGCCACGCGGAATGCTCGACGTTAGGGAGGTAGACCTCTAAAGGGTCCGCTGCGGCGACGTCGTTAAATTGAAGCCTCCTAGAAATCACGGTGCTGGCCGAAGGCGTCAGTTAAATGCGGAGGATGGTCCGGACAGCCAATCACATAATGCTCAGGTAGTGAAACTGGAGATAACGCGAGTCTACGAAACTCGAGATGAGGGTTCGAGTCCTTCCCTGAGCACCAAAGATTTGGTTGGTTGTAATCACCCCTTGTGAGGGTGGCCCAGGAAACTGGTCAAAGAGGCAAACCTCCCAACCAAATACTAATATTAGCGCAGGTGAATAGCCGTAAGCCGCAAGAGATATGCGCGTGTGTGGACAAATTGTGGTAAAGTCGCCTGGATTAGACCACTGCCCCGCGCACCAAGTTAAGTCGGACTTCGTAAATGATAAATAATCAGAACAGAGTTCGATATGCAAATAATTGAAAAAACTTGTCCTAGTTGTAAGACAGAGTTTACACAGGAAATCAAAAAAGGTTACGGAAGAACATACTGTAGCCGTTCATGTGCTAACAGAAGAACACATAGTGATGCTACTAAGCAAAAAATTGGTAGAACTGTAAAAAACACATGGAATGCCAAATCTGAAGAAGGTAAGAAAAAAGCACTAGATGCATTAAAGAAAGGCCAAGAAACACGGAGACAAAATTGGCTTAAATTCTTACAAGAATCCAATACCGAAGATTTAGCACACGAAAGTCGTAAACGAAAAGTTTTTCTTGAACAAGATGAATCTTGCTTACAATGTGGTATTGCAGACTGGCAAGGACAACCTTTAACGTTTGAGCTTGATCATATCGACGGCGACAAGTTAAACAATACTAGAGAAAACTTGCGTGTATTATGTCCAAATTGCCATGCACAGACTGATACATGGAGAGGTAGAAAAAATACGCTCGTGAGTCCGAATGGTGAGGGCCTCAGCTGATAACTGAGTGGTAGATTGTTCGATTCAATCCGCGAGCACCAATTATTAATGTCGAAGGTTCGATTCTTCTCAGGACAACCAAAGTTTATGTCGGGGACAAGCACCGGGCGCTGATGAGGCTCATAACCTCATGCCATTTGGCAAAGTGGGTTCGATTCCCACCCCCGCTACCAAGTTATGGGTGAAATTATATCCTGTTACCAGGAAGTAGCCCACCAGAAGCGCCGGTCTCGCATAGTTGCGTGAAGGGGGAGTCATGACCCCTGGAAGAATGGATAAAATGCGTGTTAGACGGTCATGACCCGTTTGTGACATACGCAGGGTGCAATAACCCCCGCCGGACTCCAAATTATGAAGTGATGGGTAATTGGCCTGCCCATGCAGTGGATGCAGCCTCGACTCGCGTCGGGGTGGACGGTTCGACTCCGTCACGCTTCACCAGATTGACGCCTACCGCAGTGCGGTCACCTGTCCATTAGTGGCAGCGAGTGTCGTAGGTTCGATTCTTACAGTGGATAAGCAAGGTTCGAATCCGTAGGGTGTCATATAGTTAGGCTTTGCCGAGCCTTACCTAGGACGACAGGCCAAGTGCTTTGCGCGGCAACGCATCGCCAAGTGCCTGACATGTTAGCTCAGATGGAAGAGCAGCGCCGGAAGGCGTTGGTCATGGGTTCGAGTCCCATACATGTATTGCGGACTAGGTAGAATATTCGGGAGATGCAAGTAAGGCTAGGTGGTCCTGGCAGCAGGCTGTAAACCTGTTCCGGTAACGGCATGAGGTTCGAATCCGTCCTTCTCCCACCAAAATACTAGCGCAGGTTAATAGCCGTAAGTCGCAAGAATTTGCCCTTGCGATGTAAATGGAATAGCATACTACCCTTAGAAGGTAGGTTTTGGAGGTTCGAATCCTCTCAGGGGCACCAAGATAGCTAGTGGTGTAACATGAGAAGCTTTAACATTCTTGGTTCTGAGCCAGGAGATGCGGGTGCCAATCCCGCCTAGCAACCACTTCATTGGGGGACGTAGCAGACCGGTGATGCATCAGACTTTGAATCTGATTTTTGGGAGGTTCGATTCCTTCTCCCCCAGCCAACACATAAAACTGAATAGGAGGCTACAATGGCCAAGATGTCAACAAAGGATGCCGCAACAGAGGCTCTAATAATTTGTGATAGACTCGACGCTGTTGAGGATCTCAACAAAAATTCACGTGCTATCGTCGATTCTGTTCGCGCCATGATTGATACTAACCCTGACTCATATGCAAGGTTTGCTCTCAAGCATGTGCAAAGTGCAGATTATATGCATTATTTTTTCACTAACATGCATCCAGCAGACAAGGACAGCGTGTCCTACAAGACAATGCGCAATGATCCTACTAGCAGGTTGTATCATATTGAATATTGCCCGTTGGTCTAATTGGCAGGACGTCTGATTTTGGTTCAGAAGATTCCAGGTTCGAGCCCTGGACGGGCATCCAAAGATTGGTTATTGACCAAGAGAACATGGCCCCTCGGTCTAATTGGCATTTGGACGCTGGCCTCTCAAGCCAGAGGGTGCGGGTTCGACTCCCGCAGGGGCTACCAATACTAATGTTCGTCTGTGCTGGCCGACGCCTTCCTTGATTGGATCGCGCTTACAAGAATATCGGGAAAACAGACACTAATTCATGGCCCCACGGTCTAAGTGGTATATGGATGCCGGTCTTTCAAACCGGAGGGTGCGGGTTCGAACCCCGCTGGGGCTACCAATTACACTGCATTAACTGGGTATAATGAAGTGGTATCATGCCTGTCTCGGACACAGGCAGCGGAAGTTCGATTCTTCCTACCCAGACCAATTCAAGAGATGCGCAGACGAGCGTGAAGCTGTATTTACCAGGTGCGGCGGGTAGCGTGGCGTCAGTAAAACTAACTCAGTGCTGGTAACACGAGTTGGGTGGTTGGTTCGAGTCCAACTGCGCAGTTATTAACGGCCGAAACTATGGTTGTAGTCGGGTATCTTGACATGATACCGTCAGTGTTGGGTTCGATCCCCATAGGCCGACCAATAATGTCATTGACATCGTTGATTATCAATGCTATGTTGGTGTGCAACAGTAACAATGAGGTTAAATATGAAAATTGGAATCCTATCCATTGATGATGAAATTGTAATCGTCAAAGACGTCGGCAATGTTGATGCAGTAATTGAGAAATTAAAGTCCTATGGTCGCACTGTAAATAACGGTTGGGTTATGGACTTTGACAATCTGCCTGAGGGATTTGGAACTATCGAACTACCTACATCCATTGCATGTTATGATGCAGAAGAAATGAATTTTGACTTTTAGGCGTAAACCATGGTGTGGTCGGGGATCTTTACACGGTCCTGTCGGTGGTTGAGTTCGATCCTCACGCGCCTACCAATACACACATCAGGGTGTGGGAAAGTGGTAATCCGTCTGGTTTGGAACCAGAAGATCGCGAGTTCGATCCTCGCCACCCTGACCAAAACAAAGGTTGACAAACCAAGTCATCCTGACTAAATCGTAATTTTAGTATTGGCAGGTAATAAGCTATTTTGCATAAATAAGTTGAAGCGAGAGAGAGATAACCATGTATTCATCTGAAATGCGTCAAATAATAAATACGCTAAGTAACCTAACCGAATCCACTGTTCCAACCATAAATGATCTGGACCAGGAAGCACTGATTTCTCATTATCAAAAAAATGGATTCACAGCGTTCCGTCATAATAATCAGATTTGGGCACCCAAGACTGCGACCGCAAAGAATACGAACAAGTTGGTTTTAAACTGGACATCAACATTTCAAAGGAAAGACCAATTAAAATTTCGTGACGCTGCCTTCACATATGCAAGACTCATGATTAATCCCCTTACCAATGACATAATAGGGGCACAAGTGCAAGGCAACGCACAAGACATTCAGCGCAAGGCTGATGCTGAATCTGAAGAAAAATCTTTGAAAGATAGTCATCGAGAAATTGTTGGCAAGATCAAACAAGCAATCGAAAACGATCCAGAAGTTAAAAAACATTACGAAGCAACACTTGATGAACTCATACCAAGAGCTGGTCCTATAATAAAAAAGAATTATTCTGAATCAGAACTGGAACAATTCTATCGTGACATGAAAAAATTTGAACCAGAAGTTGAGGTTTATGTTGTCAAAAGACGAGGGAAAACAACCTATGTTGTGCGTCTGACAGATTTACTTACTACTGATTACATGTACCTGGACAAATATCCATATAAAGAAGAACGATTGCGAGCAGCAGTTGACGCAGCAGTTGAAGCTATTGGTCCTGAAAAGGTAGCTAGAACGACAATCAATACCAGACTATATGTTGATTTTTCAATCACTCTCAAAGATTGATGAAAGCTTTGCTGATTTGGCGGATCGATATTACAACACTTAACTTAAAAGGAGACAGTTATGAAACGCAAGGTGAACAAAAAGCCGTAACTGTCCTGGAAGCCCGCAACGGTCCAGGACGGAGTGACAGACGATGTTGCACTATCTTGGACCGGTAGCTGAGTTGGTTTTAGCGGGAGGCTCTTACCCTCCGTCAACGTGGGTTCGAATCCCACCCGGTTCTCCAAAATACTTTGTATCTTCGTGGACCGGTAGACGAAAGGCGATGTGGATTGCTAACGGGCTTTTAATCCGTGGTCAAGGAGTTCGACTCTCCACCGGTTCTCCAACATACAAAGTTGTCCTTTAAAGATTAGCTGCGGGGGTGCCCAATATGCTAACGCCAGTGACAAGGACGTGGAGGCATACACAGCCAGAAGCGAATGAGTTACGACACGGTAGGTATTTTGATATGGACCGGTAGCTCAGAGGCAGAGCAGCGGACTCTTAATCCGCGTGTCGAGATTTCGAAATTCTCCCGGTTCACCAACCTTGCTGTTGACAGCTAAATAAGATTACTGTAGGAGTAACACGATGAGCAACAGCCAAGAGATGCGCCGTATCATGACACTAATGGAAGCGCCAAGTGCAACCCAAGAACTCGGTATGGATTTTGATAAATTCGAAAGTCTTTTGATGAGACTCACGGCAGATGAGGCTCGTGAATGGCAAGACCATGCTCAAAAAGGATATACTGACCGTCCAGCGGCACCCAATACTGGATCATTTGTTTCTCGGGGTTATGGAATGATTGAGCCAAAATATAATATTGACATATCAGCTGGCTATCAGGGAATGTTCACTCGTCGTTATGTGGCACTTCTCCAGATTGGGTCAAACATTTCTCTAGAAATACGCAAAGAAATCATCAACGACTTCAAAATTGCCCTTGCGGACAAAACAGGTTTCGATCCCGAACAGTCAACAGTGGCCGAGACTGATGATGGCGTTAGGCTACATTTTGACACAGTGAGCGGCACCGCATGGGGCGGTGTTGGTGTTTGGAAAGAATAACCCACAATATAATTTGATGACGGCCCTCAGGCGGTGGAAAGCACTACAAGGCTCTCGGTTAGACGAAAGTTTGCCATTCTTTGGGAGAATGGTTGGGAGTCAGGAGACAAGTCCGGAGAGGAAGTTGCAACCCGTCATCAAATCAATATGCTAGTTACTCTCTATCGGAAAGAGACGCGGCCGATAACCGTGGATGACAAGGTTCGACTCCTTGAACTAGCACCAAAAACTACACTCATAAATAAGTAAGATATATGGAAGGTATAGAAAATGTCAAATATCAATGAAGAATCCTTTGATAGATTACGTCAGTTGGCAGGATTGAAGCCTTCAAAAACAGAGACCGCGCCGTCAACAGCAACACCTCTAGTGGCGAGGGTCAAACTCGAGTCATTGAAACCTAGATATGTTAGGGTTGGATCTAAAGATGTTGTCGCTGCACTTTTGGGTGTGAACAACACTGTTGATCAAATACTTGCTAAAGTTGCAGAACACTATAAAGAAACGGACTCCTCTACAACGCCTCCTTTTGAAGCTAAGATAGTGGATGTAGATCCTTCTAAAGCGTCAAAAGTGCAAGATTTAAAAGAGCTCAAGCTTGAAACCGTCCAGAATCTGGACGCCACTCTCAAGGAAATGTGGGATGAGCATGATTTGGCTGATGGATGGGAAATTGTGGTAGGCGACGGCTATCCTATTGAACATGCAATAAAAATGGTTTTGCATGATTTTATTGATGACTATGTTGCTGATAATCCATTAAGGCATTCCAGCAACATAACATCTTATAGTATATAAATTTATTGCCCGATCTTCTAATGGCAGGAAAGCTGGCTCTGAACCAGACAATGGTGGTTCGACCCCACCTCGGGCATCCAAATTTGACAAGCAAGTGACGAGAATTGGCAGACGTGGCTGGTTAACAACCGGCTGAAGGATCCGTGAGAATTTAGGCCTTCGTGTGGGTTCAAATCCCACCTTGCTTGTCATATAAATACACACATGGTAACAAAATTCTCAACCAACACTAGCAGCCAAGTTGCAATCTATATCACTGGTAACGAAGCTAGTGGATATCGCATCACATACGAATTTTTGGAAAATGTGACAGATGAACAGGCTATTGCTATACGCACTAGACTACTAAAAAGCTTTTCACTAGGACGACAGTTTGTAGATGCAAAACTATTGTCAGGTGCGCAACGCAAGGCAAATTTGATGAAGACCATATTTAGACAAGAATATGGTCTATTAGCAAATACAGTTACGTTAACCAACGAAAGAAATAACGCGGGGTAAGCCTAATGGAGACTGGTGTCTTCAGCAGCCTTCCAAGCTGTGCGCAAGGAGTTCGATTCTCCTGCTCCGCTCCAATCAAGTCAGAAGGCCACGGTTCGAGTCCGTGTTTAGGTCAAGGGAAGACCACTGGCCCGTAACCTGCGGTAAACTGGTGACTGGGGGAGAGACCCCAACAGAATTTCGCTCCTATAGTGATAATGGTAGCACAGCCCTTTGGTAGGGGGCCAGCAAAGGTTCGATTCCTTTTAGGAGCACCAGAATAAATAATGGCACGATACAACAATGCCCAGAATGTAAAGCGGAACTTGGACACGGAGATTGGTGCCCGCAGTGCCGTGTAAGAAGATAATGGAAGTGACAATCTGTGAGGGTTCCAGGGAGGGATTGCTAATCCCATCGTGGTCGCAAGGCCATTGAGTTCGAGTCTCAGCACTTCCGCCAACATCGTTGGATTCTTCAGTTTCCAACAATCCTTGTCCTATATGCTGTGAAAGCGATCAGAACTGGACAAGGATCTATATTGCATCCGTAACTCAGGGGACAGAGTGTCGCGCTTCGAACGCGATGGACGGGGGTTCGAATCCTCCCGGGTGCTCCAAATCAAGCAGTGTTGGTGATGTGTTAGATCATATCACCCTTCCTTGCAAGAGTATTCTAAGCAGCGTATGCTATGCTACGAGAATTCAAAGAGAATCAAATGCCAAGACTTTATTCAATTGATGATGATTTTAGTGGAAAAACTCCGCGACACAATCCGGCGCATTTCTTCCCATCAGCAATTTGGACTAGAGGGATGAGCTCAGATTACTTTTGGAAATACGATTTAGAAGGAGATTTTCCAGCCCGTTCTTACATACATTGTGATGATCTTGATGATAAAGATACAGGGTTTTGGATTGAGTTGCGTAAAGATGTAGAACGTAGATTTTTAGGAGACGTATTTTACCTGTATCAGCGCATGGATTATCGCCGATGGTGGAATAGAAACGCTAGTGAATACAGCAAAGAATACGAAAGACAACGACATGGTTACTGGACTTTCTACTTTGAAAACGAAGGCGACCATGCTATGTTTATAATGCAGCACGGTGAAAGGTTAAGTGATAAGCGTTATAGGTTTCACCCTATCATGGGTATTAGTTGTGAAGATCATCGTTACGATGTTCCAAAGGACGAAGAGGTAGCTAATGCCTGGAGAATTTAGCCCCGGCCGACTGGAATGGTCCCAGGCCTCCTAAGCCAGGGTGAAGCGGTTCGAGTCCGCTCCGGGGCTCCAAAAAAAGTGAAAACAGTGGTTGACAACCAATGTGCTTTGCTGTATTGTGATAGAGTAAGTTAAGCAAACAGACAAGGAAATACACATGTCGACTTTTACCGCTGCTGATGTCAAAGCACTCAACTCGCTTTTGGCCAACGCTGATTCCGACGACCTCCGCCTCATGGCAGATCTCATGAAACGGCGCCGGGACCTGATCGGACGGCTGAATATGGGTCGGCTCACGATCGGACAAAAAGTCCAGTTTACGGGCAAGCGTGGTGCCACACTCACCGGAACCATCCAAAAGGTCAACCGCAAAAAGTGTGTTGTCCAGACGCCAACCGGACTGTGGAACGTCCCGGGCACCATGCTCAAGGCAGTTTAACGCCCAACAAAATACTCTGGGGAAGTGTTGATGGATACACGCCTGGTTGTGGACCAGGAATATAGGGTTCGATACCCTACCCCAGGACCAATTGGGACTTGGCTTCGGCGAGTCCAACCGTGCCCCTTGTAATGCTCTAATTGGTCAAGAGCTCACAAGATAATTAGAAGCCGGGCGACTGGTGAAAGGGTTGCGACGGAGACAACAGTCCCGGAAAGGTTTGACCAACCAACTGTTACGAGATTTGGCCCTATGGTATATGGTTTATTACACCGGTCTGTCTAACCGGGGAACGGAGTTAGAGTCTCCGTAGGGTCGCCAAAATAACTATGGCGGGATGGTGAGGGTAACACGAAGGCCAAAGCATCAGAACTTTTGAGGGTTCGATTCCCTCTCCTGCTACTAAATTTTGGGGACGTAGTGCTAACGGGAACACACTGCCGTGGCACGGCAGAATTGAGGGTTCGATTCCCTCCGTCTCCACCAAAGGCGTAGCTGCTCATCTGCGATAACAGAGCAGTGAAAAACCCGGCCGCGCAGGGCTGGGTCCAAAATACGAAGTAGACACGGGGCACGTCTATGGGTAGCGGCTGATCCTTGCAAGATTGGCGTCACGGGGTTCGATTCCCCGGTGCTCCACCAAAATCACCTTGGCGGCCGAGCGCGATGGCCGCGCATTAGAAATTTGATATGGGTTCGAATCCCAGGCAGTCAAGGAGAAATCATGGCACTATAGCTGAGTAGGTTCAAGCGCCCGGCTCATAACTGGGAGTAGGTCAGTTCGATCCTGACTAGTGCCACCAAATAAATACGGTATGAGAGTCAAACAACTTCAAGAAAACGTTGGATTTAGACGTGACTGGAATCGAGCTAAAAAATCACTAGCTGCTCAAGTCACGCTAGATCAACCAGATCCACATCTTGGAGATGGCGTATACATTGATTTGATATCTACGGCCGGCGCTCAACGAGGCCAGGGCCACGGCACCCAAGCAATGAATGCACTCATGAAGATAGCTGACCGTCACAGCATAGATTTGTTCCTTAGTCCTGAAGCATTAGGACAAGGACGTGACGGTGCTCTCAGCCAACAAGCTTTAGAAAAATGGTATAAGCGTCAGGGATTTGAACCAGTCGAAAATGATGACAGAGTTTGGGTCAGACGTTCAAGATAACGGGCGGTTGTTTGGACCACTGGCAGGTCCATAGGCACCTACTAACTTGCACACCTGGCAAGCTCTAGTAGACGATGCTGGTCAATTAGAACGGGTTCGAATCCCTAACTGTCCACCAATTTGCGGGTATCGTATAAAGGTATTACAACTGGTTGCCAATCAGTAGACAGGGGATCGTTACCCCTTACCCGCTCCAAGATCGTAAGCCACCGCATCAAGGGGCAACTGAAGATCCAAACTGCAAGACCGTGTGGAAGCAAGGTGGAAGCGGCGTGGAACCGTCATGTAGCATGTTGCAAAGCGTTAAAAACCGTGAGCTGGGGAAGGGCCAGACAGGCATGACGGGAAAGCAAAGTGAAAGCTGAGTGAAAGCGCGGACACTACAGGGCGAGGGCGCAGGAAGAACTTGATGTAGGAGCGGACCGAGCAGTAGGCACGTCGTCTAACGGTAGGACACCGGCATAGCATTGCAGCATTTGAAGCCGGAAATGTGAGTTCAACTCTCACCGTAAATACTGTTTAATTTTACACATAGAGGTAATCATGCAACTTTTTAAGAACCTATTCAACTCATTTAAAACTGAACCAACTGAACTAGAACTCAAGAGACATGAGCTAGCAGCTGATCTTAGCGATGTCAACTTCGACCAGCGTTGTCGTATTCTTGACAACCTGATGCATACTGATCCTGAACTTTATGCAAGTTGGATGCAAGATCCTTATTGACTATGTATCGACATATGACAAATGAAGAAAAGCAAGCGTTCTATGCGCGATGTGGTGAAATACTCGGTATAGAACACGACTGGAATACGCCAGTCAAACGAAGAAATAGATGGAACGCCCGACGCCTAGGAAATGGACGTTACCCAGGATTTGGGCTCATAAGAGTTTATGGTAGTGATGTGATGGTTACCAGCAAAGCTGGAACACGTTGGTTCAAAACTGCTGAAGAAGTATACGAATATTTGCACAGGTAGCTCAGCTGGTAGAGCAGTGGTTTGAAGCACCACGTGTCGGGGGTTCGAGACCCTCCTTGTGCACCAATTCTTGCAGCTCGCGAATGGCTGGTCCGCGTGTTCGCCGGTCTGAAAAACCGGAGGTCAAGGTTCGATTCCTTGGGGCTGCACCAAAATATTAGTTGACAATCAAAACATCTTACTTTATATTTGTAAAGTAAACAAGGAAGATTAGATGGATAAGACGATACAAGAACGTCAAGCCCGTATTGAAGATGCTATCCAATGGCTCGAACAGCGTGGCAACGAAGCACCAGAAATTGCTAAAGATCCTTGGTTCAGTCGCGCCAACGTTTTGAAGGCATATGCCCGCCGCAGCATGGAAAGTGCTGAAGATTTTATCCAAAACGGTGATAATTTTCTTGGCGGGTGGCCTGATCCTTTTGAGTCCTGATAATTTATAACTAT